TAGGGCGGCCAGTCAGGAGACCCCCACCCCCTCGAATAATTTCGGGGGCGGGGTCACGAGTCTCTGACCTGCGACGATCAAGGTTCGATATTGAGTATCTCGACGGCGAAACGCTCGCGTGTCAACGATTGGTGAAGTCGACGCAGGATTGCGACGGTCGTCGTGATGCCGACGCCAGGATGAACTCGCTCCCAGACGTCTTCATCGTCAACGTCATCATCGCGGTTGGCGCCGATCCGGAATGTGGGGACGCCAGAAGGCATCGAACCGAGTCCTGCGTAGAGGATGCGGTCGGTGTTCACGAGCACGTCGTCGATCGAATGCCCTCGGTAGTCGTCACAGACGGTGAGATCGAAGCGCCCTCGAATGCCTCGCGAACCGTAAGGCGCGAAGTGAACGAGCCCACCGTTCGTCAGCTCAACCTCGCAAGCACCGTGGGCTTTGCGAACGCGGGCAAGCACGTGCGGGTCATTCAGCTTGAGCGGATGAGTGAAGCGAGCCAGAGCATCCTTCGACTGCTCCCATCCGTCCGTCAAGTACAGGACACGCTCGCCTCGGACCGAGGCACGCAGTGACGCGTCGAGGCCGACTCTGGTTCGCCCACTCTGTCGGGGTACCGAGATCGCACTGGACTCGCTCAACTCGATCATGCCGAGGGCGGCCGAGTGCCAAGGCATCTGAACTTCGAGTGTGGTCATGGTCCTCTTCTGTCGGTCACGGCCAGGGCATCACGCGGACGCCCAGGAGTTCATGGTCGCTCTGGGCCTGTGCAATCGGCTTTCCAGTGACTGCAGGGCGCAGGTGATCTCTCGACCCGTCTCCGCGTTCCTTGTTGCATTTGCCATGCAGCAGCCGGTCGGCTTTGAGTCCGCCGTGCGCTCTGGCATGAGAGTGGTCGGCAGCGAGTGAGCCTGACGCAGGATCGAGTGATGCAGGGTCGTGGTCCCAGTTGTGCACGCGATCGCGAAACATCGGGCGCATGCACCACCAACAGGGTGTGCCGTCGACGTGGGCTCGGATCAGTCGCCCGCGTTGTTTCTGGTGATCCCATCCGAGACCGCGCTCGGTCGTGGTCTTGGCGACCATTCACGACCTCCACATCCGGACGAGTCCCTCGATGACCCAACGGATCAGCCGGAGGGTGGACATCCGAGCACCCAGAACCGGAACAACGACCAGCCGATCAGCACGGCGTCGATCAGTTGGCAGATCATGCTGCAGCCAGGTGGTCGAGTTGGACCGCGTATCCAGCGACCAGATCGTCTATCACCTTGTCCGCGTCGAATGGCGCTACGTAGACGAGCACGGACCGGTTCATTTCCACGAGTACGTCGAGCAACTCGCAGCGGTCCTTATAGGGCATCGTTCTCAGCCAGTCCGAGAACTGTTGATGCTCTTCTGGTGTGAACTCCCGCTCGGCAAGGGATACGAGGGTTTCGGTCACTCTTGTCACCATCCTTCGCACTACAAGTTGAGCCCCGGAAGCGCGCCCGCCCGTGGCGATATTGGGGGCTGCGTCATCCGGGGGTTGCTGCACCATCCTCAAAAGGGAGCGCCGTCATCTCAGGCCCGGCGCGGCGTGCAGCAAGTGAAGGGCTGAGGTCGTCTCCGTGCGAATCAGGTGCGACCCAGATGACCACCAACCCGACCCCAGCTCAGTTCCCCTGGCTGGATTCGAACCAGCATCCTCGCCACCAGGTGACGTGCTCTACCAACTTGGAGCTACAGGGAATTCCTATTCAGTTGTACCCATCCCAGCAGCGCAGCGAGGCGTGGAGTCGCATGGACAACCTCATAGGCCTTGCTTGGATTCCGTTCTCCCGCGCCAATACCGAGGACGGGCGGCGACCTGTTGTAACCGGGATGGGGGTCTATATGCACCTGGCCCCGGAGCACGCGCTGGTGATGTTTGCAGCGGTGCGTCGACGGGGCCAGGCGCGTTTTCGTTGCGGGTGATGAGACCCGAAACGAAAACAACCCCCGACGTTGGCCGGGGGTGTCGTTTCAGTATTTGGGGTGCACGATTGCTCGCGCGAGGTCAAGTGTTGCACGCAGGTCAGAGGGGTTTCAAGTCTGGGGTCACATCAGGCGTGTCTTGTCGGTAGGGCGATCCGGAAATATCGCCTCCACCTTTTCGTAGTCCGGATGATCGGAATACGGGACGGCAAGCAGTTCGACGGCTTTCCATAACCCGGGAAAGAGCCTCAGGTCACCGTCTTTGAGAGCGGCGATGATCGCGCGCTTGGCTGCAACCTCACGCAGCACGCAGGCAGGATCATGACGAACGATGTGCTCAGCCTTCGAGTCGTCTGGCGCAGGTCCATCCCCGTACACAACCATCCGCCGCGCGCTGTCGATCACGCTATTGACCCCATCGCGGCGCCAAAGACCATCGTCTCGGACCGAACCGGATGAGTCCCATCCCGCCGCGTCCCGAGCAGCCTCCTCATCCTCGTCGAGGCGGGCTTCGAGAAACTCCACGATGTCCATGATTTCAATCCTTCCGGTAGTCGGGGTGATCGGAGTACGCAGATGCGAGCGCCTCTAGAATTATGTCTCCCACTAGCGGTTCCGCATTCTCGTCGCGAATCCCGACGCGGCGTTCCGAGTCAAGCAACATGTCCAGAGATGTAGCTTCGATCGCGGCTTCAATCACGAGCCGCTTCGCCGCCACCTCGCGGAGAATGCGCGCAGGACCGTGGCGGTTGATGTGACTGGACTCGGGCGTCGGGCTAATAGCGGTTCGGGTGCCCGCGCGGTTGATGAGGCCACCGAAGCCGCCCATTCTTGCGCCAAACCGCCACTCCTGAGTGAACGGATCATTCTCAGCGAGTCTGGCAATGGCAGTGTTTGCCACCTGCTCGTCCTCGTCGAGCCGAGCTCTCAGGAACTCCACGATGTCCATGGCGTCGATCTTATTCACGCTTCGCCTCGGGTACGTGCGTCTCGAACTTCGCTGAATTTGTACATCGGTGGATCACTCCTTCTCATCCAGTAGCGAGAGACAGTGCCGTCAGCCTGTTTCCATGCGTGCGGCGCTATCACGTCGCGACTGTGCCATGACCGAATCGTGCCTGCAGGAATAGGTTCGCCGAGTTCGCGCGTGAGACGTTCGATCTCTGCGGCAGTGAACAGGCGGTCGTCGATCTCGCGCATCATTGCGCGCTCGAGGTCCGAAATCCGATGATGCGTCCAGCAGCGCGGGCAGCTCACGTAATCCTCGCCGCGTTCGACGTACAGGTCGGCCGAGCAGGTGAACGGTTGCCGCTCCTCGTCGTAGCTCACGTGTGGGCACGGTCCCTTGTACGACAACTCTGGAAGACGGTCTATCGCTTTGCGGCACCGAGCAATCGCGTCCTCGACGCCGTCGAACAATTCAGCAACGGCCGGGTGACGACGCAAATCGTTGGCATTCAGCGAGAGCCAGATCGCGGCGAGTTCGGCGTCGAGCGCACCGTCCTGCGACAGTGATGCCGGATCTGGCCGGCGACTGTGCCGGTGACGATGAACCATGTCGCGCAGACCTCGCGAGCCCAGGGCCGCATCCAGTTCGCCACCGATCAGCGCGTCGAGATCACGCGCCCACGTGACCAACTCGTTCGTCAGAGCGTCGAAGGGGCGCTGTGTCGGACGCTGGTCGTACTGATCCAGCCTGATCGGTAGCGCGGTCTCGGCACTCTTTCCGCGAGCGAGGTTGCTGCTCATGCGATCCTGACGAGACCTCGTGATCAGGATGTCCGAAACGAGCCCCGGCACCGACTCCAGGTTCTTGACGAGCGTAGCCATGCAGTCGTGGCACAGGTCGAAATCGTCAGTGACGGTGCGACCGCAGTTATGGCAGTCGGTACTCAAATCGTCCCCCTGTTTGCGATTTCGAGCAGAACATCCACATGGCACGGGGAATCGAGCGAGCACCAGCAGGCCAGGTCTTTGTCCGCAAGGATGCGCTTCGCATGCGCCGACAGCGATTCGCATCCATGCGTGTAGATCCCCTGATACGGCTTCGCGTTTGGCTTGATCGGCACGAAGATAACCGGTAAGCGCCTTCGATATGCCTCGACGGCGTGCTCTGCGGTGATATCCGTCAGACCTGAGACCGGACCGTATATGTTCACCATGCCGTCGGGAATACTCCCGCCAACCTTGAATGGGTTCCCGAATCGACTTGGCCGCCCGACGTACACGGCGTTCTCGGGCATCTTCCAACCCTTGGTTCGCTTGCGCTGGATCCGTTTCGGCGCGCTCATCGGTGCCTCCTTCGTGAATTGGTGCGAGTTCTGCGCTGTCGGCCTGCGTCGACTGCCCACATGGGCGGTGTCGTGCTCGGCCGAGGCAGTGCGCGCTCTTGTGTTGTGCGGGTGTCAGGTTCGGGCTGCGAGCCATGTTGAGGCCTTGCGGGCAGGAAGGGGTTCGGACTCCCAAGCATGCGCAGGGTTGCCTCGATGAAGTCCGGCCATTCCTGTGGGAACTGCAACTCAGGCGGGATCGGCCCAGAGTCTCGGAATCGTGAAGTAAGGATGGACCACTGCGAGTCGTCGAACATGCTCGTCTCGTCCACGATCGTCTGCGAGACTTCAGCACCCCGGGTCGACGCTTCCCTGGCCGACGCACGCTCACGCACCAGTGCATCTCGGAGCTGTTGCGCCCTTGCGCTGTACCGGGGATCTTCGGTGACAAACGAGGTCGTGCCGTCGTCATGCTCGACGATGTCGACGATGACCGCGAATTGCCGACGACCGTCAGCAATGTCCATGGCAATCACATCGCCCCGCGTCAACTGGCTGGGCTGCCAGGCAAGTTCGCGGCGGCGTATGTCCTCAACGGGGCCCAATCCAAACTCGGTAACTCGACCAATTTCGCTCCACCCGCGCTCGTCGCTGCTTGGCAGTGAATATCCCAACGGTCGCACCCGGAGTTCACCATTGCGGCGAGTGAACGGATTGTTGCGGATTCGAGGTGCACTCCACGACGTGCTCTCGATGCCGTGATCACCTGGCTCTCTCATCCGCGTGTACGGCACCGACGGAATGCCACCGACGAGACGAGCCGTGCGAATGGCTTGTATCTGAAGTTTCGTCGCCCATGGCCCAATGAAACTCGAACCGGGGCAAAGAACTTCGCTGTCATCGTCGGCGTAGCGGTAGTCCTCGTCGTAGGCGACCTGCGCAGCCATACTTTCGATACGCCTGGTGATTTTCAGCCCATGCCATTGGCGCTCGCAGTGAGGGCACCGCTCTTGATTCACGTTGTAGTCGTAGCCACTTCGCTCGCCATAGCCGCTGAGCTGTTCGTCGACCAGCGCGTCGATCTCGTCGATGATGTCGCTCATCGCTTCACTCCTGTCCAGTCGACTTTCGGGGCGTAGTGGTGAGGCAATTCCGGCTCGTGCCAACCGAGGTATTGCCCGCCCATGCTCGCGAGGGTGAGAGCGTCACCTTCGTTGTCGTTCTTGATGATTGCGTGCGGCCAGAGCGATTGCATCGAAGCGATGACCTGGGTCTTGTCGGCACGTCCATTGCCGGTTGCGAACAGTTTGAGCGTGGAGAGGTTCACGTCGACGACCGGGATTCCACGCTTGGCGAGGAACTCCACGAGCCGCAGAACGAGTGCTGCACGCTCCTGGTAGAGACTCGCCATGTTCGGCGACGGGTTATGAACCGGGACCGCCTCGACGACAACCAGACGCACCGCCGGCGGCATCGACCGGAGGATCACCTCGTATTGGCGCCCGACTCGGATGGCTCGCTCGGCCAGCGTTGCACCCTTGCGCCCGCTCTCGCCGACAGTGAGCAATTTCGGCACGTTGGGCGTCGCTGCCGACTTCGGGTCATCCAGAATGGCGATACCGGCGGCTGTGAGGCTCGGGTCTAGCCCGACGACGGTGGTCACGGTGTGACCTCCTGGCCGCATTTGATGCACTTGACCGGCAGGCTGTACCCGGTCACCGATTGCCCGTCGAAGCACACGAGTGCGGTGAACCACCCGCTTCCGCAGGCGCAGATGAGCGTGGGCGGTTCAGGGTTCTTTCGATTGATCGAGATCACTTCGCCGCTCATCGTCCACGTACCTCGGTGTCGATTCCGACCGCCTGATCGCCGTCAGGAGCGATTGAAACGGTTCCCGAAGGGGTTCGGTCGGCCTGGAAGGTCTTCGAGCGCTCAGCGTCGAGTTCCTGCAATCGCTTGATCCGCTCCGCCCGCTTGATGCGCGAGCGGTGCGCCGGAAAGTTGACGAGGTCCGTGCGCTCGCCTTTGAGGTTCACTCGGGTGCAGGGCTTGCCGATCGGGGATTTGCACTCTTGGCACGAGACCGTGAGCGCCTTGTCGTGGTCCATCACGTCGTCAAACGTCCTCACGGCTAGCCTCCTGGGATTTGGCGCTCTGGGCGCGCTTCTCGGCGAGCGCGGCGTCGACGCGCGCCTTGCCTCGGCGGTTGATCTCGACTCGCTCGGGGTTGTGCTCACAGACGGTGGTGCCGAAGTAGCCGCGCTCGTCGCACAGCTCGCACTCGTCGATCGCATCTTGGATCAGCTCAGCCCGGCGCTTGGCTTCGGAGGACTGAGCGCGTTTGACGGCATGGGCTTCGTTGCGGTCCCAGACTTCGCGGGCTCGACGGGCGTCGCCGCAAGCCCGGCAGGGCGCGGTCGTCGGTTCGTCGACGTGCTGGGGGCAGTGATGGGGTGGGGGTTCGTTCGCGCTCGCGTCGTTACCTTCCGTACTTACGTAACCACTGTTTAGGGAGTTGGAGTTAGGAGTAGGAGAAGGAGAAGGAGATACCGAAGGGTTAACGGAAGGGTTCGGTTTGGGGTTAACCGAAGGGTTATCGAAAGGGCTAACCGAAGGGTTTATGGAAGGGTTTACGGAACCCTTTCGGGAAGGGTTTCCGAAAGGGTTAACCGAACCCTTAGCCCAGGGGCTACCGGCGAGGAAATCGGCCGGGTCGACAGCCTTCTGTTCGAGCAGATTTGCGACCTGATCACGCTTCCATGCGGGCAATGTCGGCTCTGCAGTGCGCAACTTCGAGACCTCGTTGACGACGATTCCCCGAAGGCCTCGAGACGTCAGGGCGGCCCGGGCGGTCGACATGGCGACGGCCATATTCGGCTGCCGATACAGGCCGTCGTGCTTGATCCAGGATCGAATGAGAGCCTCCTCGGTGTCGAGATCGACGGCGATGAAGAGGTTCTGCGCGAGCTCGATTCCGTCGCGTACTACCGACTCCGGGGTGAGGTCGGCAGCGAGACTGGCGAGCTTGCCAGGATGCCATTCGAGTGATCCGCAGAACGATCGACTCGGGTGCGTCCAGAGGATGAAGTACAGATGTTGCGCGCCGCCTGACAGATCGAGGAATTCGTCGCTCGACCAGATGTCACGCTTGATGCGCGCATGGTCACCGGCCATGATTCGCGGCCTCCGTTCTTGAAAGTGGTTCGGTGGGGTTGAGGTCCAGGCCGTTGACGTCTTGCCCGGACATGGGGCAGAGGTGGCCGGCCTTGTCATGGTGTCGACGCATGCGCCAGTGGTCCGTAATCGGCACGGGGCGCCAGCACACTGGGCATCGGTCCGCGCTCACTGGAAGTCGCCTTTCAGTACGTATCGCATTCGACTCAACACCCCTCGGATCCCTCTCGGGCCGATGAAATCGTTGAGCAGTTCGCGTGCTTTGGCTGTGAACTCGGCGTCCTCGACGCGATCGAATCGTGCGATGCGGGTCATCTGCTCGTCGAAGTCTCGGTGCGGGCGAATCAGGTAGAGGCCGATGGTTCCGTCGTCTTCGTGCTGCATCTTCCATGGACCATCAGTAACCGTGTACGTGAGATAGTCGTCCGTGCTCATTCCGCCTCCCCCGGAGTGAACAGGACGGTCCAAGTTGACTCGTTGAGGATTTCGTATGTCTCGTAGACCCAGCGGTCCTGCATCCGCATCCATTTCGACTTGCCTGCGCCTTTGTCGCGAGCCTTCTCGAAGACGCGGCCCGACTTGTTGTTCCGTAGCACCGTTCCAGCCGGCAGCGCTTCGAGTTGATCGACGTCGTTCACCGTGCGAGGCTTCGACCAACCAGCAGCCTCCATAACATCGAGCGCCATCTCTGCGGCCTCGTCGGGGGTGGCGGGTCGTATCGCTGGCGTCCCTTGGCCATCGTCCTGGTGGTAGTAGGTGTTCGGCAGTTCTGCGTCCCGAAGGAGTTCGGCCAGTTCATCCCTCGCGGGTGTGGCCTGTGATCGGATCTCACTCACAACGACTCCTCCCGTTGATGTTCGATGGCTTTGTTGCGGTCGACGGTGCGCCGGTCCGGCCATGTGCGAGCAGTGTTGCGCTCTTGTTTCTCGATGATCGCGTCGATGATTTGTTGCGGTTCGGCACCGGTTCTCCATGCGCCGTCGAGGGCTAGGAGAATGATGTCTACCCATTCCTTGAGGTCGGTTGGGTCGGCGCGCACTTCCTCGGCTTCTTTGGCGATGTGGTCGAGGTTTCCGTCTGTGCGAAGTCCTGGCCCGAAGGTGTTGTGGCTCCATTCCCGTTGGCGTGCGAGGTGGGCGGCATCAATCACGTTCTCACTCACGATTTCCCTTCCGAAGCTGCGCGGAGGTCGGTGTAATCGCAGCTGTCGCAATCACCTTCGAGCGCGTTCTGCACCCTGGCGATCGTGACCTCAGCCTTCTCGGCGCGGTCGATTGCAGCGAGGCCAGCTTCAATTGCGTTGTCTCGCTGCTCGTACAGTTCCGTTATCCGCCTGTTGGTGTGCTGCTCCACCACCAACGCCACATGCGCGGCATGTCCGACACTGGGATACTCGGGATCTTCACCCCGCCAACCACATGCGCACTTGGATGACCTGAGGTCGAGCTGAGGCCACCAAACATGCGCTCCGATCAAGTCGACCATTTCTGGGTCAGGCTTGACAGTTGAAGGTGCAGGGTTATAAGTCTCGGCAAATATGTCACTCATGGCTATTCCCCCTCAAAAGGTCGGGTGGTGAGTTTGCGGATTCGGTCCTGCATGGCTTCGGCTTGTTTGAGGGTCATGCCGTGGCGGTCTACGAGCTCTTCGGCTGCGAGCCTGCGTATTGCCGCCTTGTCGATGTCATCAAGAGGGTCGACGAACCCCGGATCAGGCGCGGTCACGACGACACCTCGTCTACCCACTGAATCACCGTGAACGCGGTGTCAACGTCCGGCTTCACACCCTCCCAGTGCGCGTGCCAGGCCCCTTCGTTATCGCAGGGCCACCCGAACATTCGACCGCACCACTTGAGGCGCGGATGATAGCGAAGGTGTTCCTCCGCGACCTGCATCTGCTTTCCTGGCTGGTTCCAGCGAGCTTCGACAAGGTCAGCCATGAGCGCATCACGGTCCAAGTTGTGGCCCTCGTGAATCCGTCCGAACGTCTCGGTTGTGAAGTCGAAGTAATCGGTGGGGTAGGACATGCTCATGCTCACCCCTCCTCGGCCGCAACGAACGGGGCGTACTTCCGGTTGATGTACGTCGTCGGGAGGATCGCCGTTTCGGGAGTGACCCAGTTGTCGCCATCCCATTCCCATACGTCGCCATCACGATCGGTGACGCGGCCAACGGTTGTCGGGATGTCTTCGATGCGATCCCACGGCCCTTCGAGCGTCTGCGGTCCGGTTTGGGTGGGGGCAGGGACAACCGGCGAGGAGGCGGGGTCGCGTTCCAGTTTCTCCACCCATGCCACCGCGACGGCAGCGACCTGAATCAGTTCGGTTCGCAGTTCGGTGACACTCGCCCGCGTTGCAGCTTCGACAACCTCGGCCACTTCCTCGATCAGAATGTGCGCGTATGTGACTTGCCCGAAGTTCGCGGCCTGGTCGCACAGGAATTTGGCTCTGCCTGCTGTTGGGATTTCATAGTGTTCGGCCATGCGGGACGGAGAGACTCCGCCTTCCCGAGTCATGAGCACCTGGTCAACGTCCGGATGGTTCTGTTCACCCCACTTCGCATCTTGTCGCACACGCTCCTCGGCAACTTCTGTGAGAACGGTTGTGTGCACGGTCCGGTATCCGGTTTCGGTAGTGACATGTGCAGCAGGCGAGGGATTCACTGGCGGCGTGTAGGCGTCGAGAAATGCCTTGGCTTTCTCGGGTGCGTACTTTGTCAGCGCGCTGTACCAACTCCATCCCTCGATTGGCGGCAGCGTTTCCAGCCCGACGTATTCGACTGTGAAGCGGATCGCCTCAGTCAGGGCCTCGACAGCCTCCGCTTTCGTCTCCTCCTCGGCGGCGAATGTCGTACTGGGAGCCTGGCAGTCGACGGACGCGTGACCGCATCCGGCAGTGAAGCCGTCCTCCCATGCCGCAGCGACATCGCCGTCGGTAACCGTCACGACATCCTCGGCGGGTTCGGCAGGGGCGGGCTGGTCCTTGCCTTCGTCATCGAACGGACCAAGTTCTGTGGTGAACGGGTGGTAGTAGCTGACCCCCGCATGGTTGGTCTCGTTGACGTTGCAGATCGTGCACGGAGCCTCGGCGGGTTCGGTTGACGGGAACAGGGCGCGGAGACGGTCCACCGCTTCGAATGCAGCACCGCGGTTCGTCTTCACGACCGAGTGCGCCAACAGTCGCACGTCTTCCACCTGTTCGGCGGTGAGTGCCATACCGCCAGAAGGGATGAGACGGCCGACGGACTGGAGATGCGTGAGGACCGCTCGGATTCCTTCGAGGACCGGGAAGTGAGAGGGACGAGGATTTGACTCGCCGCTTCGGAACGCCCCCGCCAATTCGTTGAGGAAGCTGAAACTTTCGGTGTTGGTGCGCTGCTCGGTGTCGAGACGGTCAGCTTCGGCCTCCATCTGCGCGACACCCAAAACTGCCAAGTGTTCGACATCCGTCCCGAGGTCGATCTCGAGCAGTGCTTTGCGAACCTTGTTCGCCGCGGATCGGTAGTCGGCCGAGGTCAGCTTGGATTCGTTTGTGCCCATTGTGGATAACTCCTGTGCATAAGCGGGCCGCCGCCAATTCGACGGCGGCCCGGGATCTACTGCGGGGTTTGGCTAGTCGCCAGCGGAGAACTGCGGGCCTTGGCCGATGCCACCGACGGTCGAGGGGGCTTCGCCGTCTTCAGAATCGTCGTCGGAGTCCGGCTCCTCGGGAGAGTCGAAGAGGTTGGGTTCGGGGGCAGGCTCATCGTTGATCTTCGAGTCGATGCCGAGCGAGACTTTGTCGATCTTCATTGTGGCCGTGAGCCGTTCGCCCTCGGTCTTCATGTCCTGCTCTTTGGTCTCAGTGCATGTGGCGACGACGGTGAACGTGACCTTCTCGCCTCGCTCGATACCATCGAAGGCCTCGGCAGACAGGCCGGAGAACCGGACGCGACGTTCCTCGATCAGGGGTTGAGCATTCACTGTGAATCTCCTTCTGTTGTGGCGGATTCGCCGGGTTCGTCGACTCGGGGGTTTGAGATCGACAGTGCGACATAGTCAGCGGAAAGTCCGGGGACGTTGTAGAGCACATGGGTCACATCGACGGTCACCTCACGCTCGGTATAGCGATCGGCGAGTATCGTGATCTCGTACTCGCGCATGACGAGCTGGTCACCGATTTGGTAGTCGCGGTCGGCTCTTCGGATTTCGACTCGCTTGGTGCCGTTTGCGACTCGGTCGAACCATTTACGGTCGAGCTTGATTTCGTGGATGGTCATTCGGAATCGGCTTTCTGTTGCTCGGCTTCGAGGAATGTGGTCATCTCGAGCGCCTCGGTGTCGGTGAGGTCATCGAGGCTCGTGACGTTCTTCTTGAACTCGCCGGACAGGTAACCGAACTGTTCGGCCTCGTCGGTCTTGCCTTCGCGAACGAGGGCTGCAAAGAGACGTTCGCGGATTGTCGGAGCGGCGCCCTGCGTAGGTTCCGGTTTTGCGACCGGATCTGAGGCGGCTTCGAGTTCACTCAGGCGCGACTTCCATAGCCCTTGCAGGCGGCCACGTTGGTCTGCGAGGTCGAACGTCTTGAGCTGTGTGCCGATCGCGTTCAGTTCGGCACGGTCGGCCGCTTTCGCAATGTCTGCCGCAATCTCGTCGGCCTGTTCGGCTGTAATGATCGGCGGGGCGTCGGGGAGTGGATCGACTGTGTACGGCGCGCGCTTGCCGCGGGTGACAGTGAGCATCACGGTCTCAGGCTTGCTGATGTGCGACATGTGCGAGATGCGAATGCCGCCCACCTTTTGGCCGCCGAACATGATCTCGGGGTCGCGGTAGAGGGTCATCCGCCGACCGAGATATGCCGAGGATTCTTTGCCCCAGATGTGAACGATGATGCGGCGGACGGTCTTGCTCGGACGGAAGGGGCGGCCAGGAAACTCGACGAGATGAAAGTTCACCGGTTGCTCGGACGAGCCCTTCGTCACGCTCTCGACCTGCACTGTGCGCGGACCACTGAGCAGATCCTCGGCGTTGAGTTGGTCAGACTTCGGGGCGATTGATTCCGTGAGATCCATTGTCAGATCACCATTTCGGGTTCAGGGTCTTCGTGCTGGTTGTAGATCCATGGGGGGAGGTCGACGAGTTTGATGTCTTCGCCGTAGCCCGGCCAGATTCCGGTCTGCCTGCACGTCACGTAGGTCTCGATCGCGATGCGGTTCAGATGGCGGCCGAGTTCGATTGCTTCGGGCGCGAGTTCGACGATGTTGACCAGGTATGGCGCGGCCTTCTCCTGCACGATGAAGACGAACTCTGGCTTGGAGTCGATTCCAAGCTCGACAACTCCGTCGAGATACCACGGAGCTTGGCAGTGGTAGCCGTAATCTCCAGCGGACCGAGCAAAGTCATTGGCGTCGGCAGAGATTGCACTCTTGTAGTCCACGACGACCAGCCCAGACCCGTTCGGATTCGGGAGCCAGTCGGGTCGTGCCCGTCGCATAATGCCGGTGGCCTGATCTCGCCAGTAGAGGGACTGTTCCGGTTTGCCGTCGCTCAGGAGTTTCACCGCCGTCTCGTTGGCGCGGATCATTTCGGCCATGTCCTGCACCTGCTTGTATTCGGCAGGCTTGAGCGCAACTGCGCCCTCGGTCCGCGCCTTTGCGACGAACTCTTTCGCTGCAGTGGTACTCACGGCGCCATTGGACGCGAGCATCTCGGCGGGGATCTCGCGAAGCTCGGAGCCGTAGCCCAGAATGAGCGAGTGTGCCGCGTGCCCGAAGTCGAACACCTTCTTTGGTGCCGGTGGATTGTCCTGCTCGTGGCGGAACTTCGCAGGGCAGGAGGGCGCCAATAGTTTGCGAGCACCTGTGGACGACAGCGAGTTCCGATCGCCGTGGTAGATCTCGTCGGGGATCTTGTCGTAGATTCCAGGCTCGGTTGGTGCGGTCATCGGGGATCTCCTTCGAGAATGTTGGCGATCACTGTTGCGGGATGAAGTCCGCCGTAGACGTGCTCGCCGGCAATGAAGCAATCGAAACGGATGTTGTCGCCTTCGACGCTCAGCTGAATTTCGTTGGCGCCGTTGCCGTGCTTGATGATCATTTCGTCCACTCCGGTGCGTCGTCACGGGGGTCGTGCTCATGAAAGGGGTCGGGGTCGGCGGGTAGGCATTCCTCGGAGAAAGGGTCCACGCCAAGGTCGAGGTGTTGGTAGGTCATTGCGGATTGCCTGTCGCCGTGACGATCTCGGAGACGTGGATCAGGTGGCCGAAGATGTCGACCTTGCCGTAGACAACCTCGTCGTCGATTGGAAGGCGGGAAGGTTCCCTGAGTGCTGCCCGCGCTGCGTACTTCAACGCCGCCGGGTTGCCGTCCGAGAACATCCAGGACGATCCGTGTACGCGGTCCCACCAGTCTTCGAGTCGGTATTCCAGCGTCTCGCCTTCGATCTTGATCTCGACGGTCTGGCCTGCAAGGGGATGCGGTTCTGTGTGGATCATCTTCTGCTCCTGTCGAATTCGAGATTGTCGGGGTGAGTGGGCTCGGTCCGGTTGCCGTAACGAACGTTGACGAGTTTGATTCCGACAGTGACGATTCCGAGGATTACGCCGGATTCCTTCTTGCCTGTCGACGGGTGGGTGTAGATGATTCGCGCGCCTGGGTTGGCTTTGGCTGCAAGGAGCTTCATCAGAACGGCACCCCCTTGCTCGCTACGTATCCGTACTGTTCGAGCAGGGTGGGGATTTCGGCGTTCACGTCGACGAAGGTGACGGTGACGATTCGGCGGTGTGCGATGGCGACGTCGTCCGTTCTCGGCCACTCGCTGCGAAGTTCGAGGAATCCGTGTCGCGTGTACACGCTCGAAGTGTCGGAGTCGACCAAGGGGCGACCAATGATCGCATCCGGGTATGTACCTGTGGTGCGTTCATATTCGACGAGCACTCGACGTTTGCGCTTAGCGGCTGATGCTCCGGGCATTGCTGCAGGAGAAGGCATCTCAGACCCCATTCTTATGGTCGGTCATGTCGTAGGCGTGATCAGTCGCGGCGCCGAACTCAGGAGCGTGTTGCTGCTGGGTGGCGACCTCGTCGGCAACGAGGTGGATCATCGAGTCGTCACCGTCTGGGGATTCGATGACGAAGTGCGCCCTAGCCAGACCGAGGCGCTTAGCGTCGCCGTAGGTGTGAATGCTCGCCTCGGCCCACGGTCCATAACCTTCGAGTTGCGGTGCGTTCTCGGTGATTTCGAGGATGACGCCCTCAGCGTCGAGATCGCTCATGACTTCGGCCAGCCAACGTCGAGAGTCTGGCGGTGGCGGCTCTCGAGTGCCATTGCCAACGTGACGGCCGCGAGAGCTTCCTCATGGTTTCCCTTCTGTGTCATCTCGATTGCGTGATTGTCGAGAGTGAGTGCCATGTCGCGAAGCGTGGGGAGTTCATCAGCGCTCATGGCTTCACCATCAGAGTCGGGAGGATGAGGAGACCGGCGATGCCGATCATGATGATCAGTGCGAGCCAGAACATTTCGTCACCGCAATTCTGGGTAGATGATGTACGCGACGCCGGCAACGATGAGCGCGGCGACAGCGAGGACCGTGGCGAGGAATCTGCAGATCTTTACGAGCTGCGCGAGTCGATCCGGGTCGGTCGCGTCGAACTTGGCGTCGGGTCGAATAGTCTCGGCGCCATCGAAATCACGCCGCGCGAGGTCGGCCGCGACGACCGCCTGAGCCTCGGGTTCGGACGGATCGCCGATCAGAGCGCGCTGCGGGTGATTCTGGATCTCAGTCGCCACTACGTTGCGCCAGACTTCGGCGGCGATCGGGGGGAGCGGCGAGGTGCTGATCGTCGGCATTTGGACATGCGTCATCGCGGAGGGTCCTGTCTTGGGGGAATGAATGGGGGAGAAGATTGAGCCGGTGGCGCCGACTTCCGGTCATCTGGGCCGGGTAACGGTCTTACTTGGGAGGCGCCACCGGGCTTTAGTTGCCGACGCGGTTCGGGGCGAGGCCCTGGTCGATGACGCCGGCCTCGAACTCGGCAACGAACTGGTCGGCAAGGCTGGCGTGGTGATCGACGAGGGCCCGAGCACGGTCGGTCGGCGGGACGTTCGCAAGCACTGAGTCGAGATCGCCCTCGTATGGATGGCTCATGACGAATCTCCGTTCGCATGACCTTCGACTGCGGACACGAATCCGGTCAGATCCATGTCGCCCCACGGACCAACGAAGCGAGAGACGACGACGGCGCCAAGGAAAGTGACACCGACCTCGCGGGCCTTCGCTTGGATCTGACGGAGCATCGCGTTTGCGGTTTCCTCGTCCGCGAAGACCATGTCCTGCTGCTCGGCGTCGGACTTTGATCCGCCGTAGCGAAAGAAGAACTCGTACGGACTCGGTTCGGGCTTCGGATGCTTGAAGACGCTGCCGTCGGGAAGTCGGATTGCCCACTGGCGAGGAAAGTCGCTCATGATTGCTCCCCAGTCACATGTCGGCGGATCTGCTTCTCGATTTCGAGGACGGCGCTACTCGCGTCCTCCAGGCGCTTCGCGGCGATGACCTGTGTCCGTTGGGCCGAATGGAAGACCAGCTTCCGTTCGCTCTCGTCTTCCAGAGCCTCCGCGAGTTTCTTGCCCAGTTCGTCGAGGGCGAGGTCGGTGGCAGTTGGTGCGACATCGACCGGATCGTCGAGGTCGGCACGCAGGCATCCGGCGATGGAACGGAGATTGTTGATCATCGGAGTTTCGACGCCGGTGTCGAACAGGAATTCTGCGACGGCCTCGAGAATCTCGGGCGTGACGTCGATTCGACGATGAGGTGACACTTTCCGCACGCCGCGATCGGCAGCCGTGGAAGCCTTATCGCTGAACGCATCAAGGCCGGGAAAGGTCATGTCACTGGTGTTGATGGTGTAATTCACCGCGGTGAACGGCTTCGATTCGGTCTGGATAGTCACAGACTGGAGTGCCTCAGTAACGGCGGAAACGATGTCGTCACGGGTAAGTGGGATGCCTGCCTCGTTGCCATCCCGAGCAGGAGACGTAGAATCTGTCATCAGAGGTCCTTTCTGGGGGTCTGCCCGTTCGGTGTTCGAGCACCGGGCGGGCATTTTTTCTGGGGATCAGGCTGCTGACGTGCTGGAGTGGAGTTCTGAATGCCACTGCCGCAGTGCCTCGCGAGTGACTTTGACCCCGGTCTCGGCGGAGAGGGTGTCGGCGATCTGTCGATAGCTGAGCTTTGCGGGGGAGTTGCGTAGGCGTTCGATCCACAACTTGACGTCCTCGCCGAGGGCTGCCGTTGCTGCAGCTCTTGGGGTTGTTGTCGGTTGCATGTCACGAAACGTACGTCAAACGTTGCAAGATCTGCAACAAAATAGCCAAGATGCATAACGTTTTGAGATAGTGATGCACTCGATTTGCCATACTTGAGCTGCACACTTGCGACTGCGGCAAGTTACATGCAAGATAGTTGACATGACCACGACGGAACGCCCGACACAGACACTTCGTGAGCGCATCAGTGCCAATGTTCTGACCTTGATGCCCAGTCGTGGCCTGCGCAGAGACCACGACCTTGCTGAGTTGCTCGGTTGGACGACGGCGAAGACGAGCCGTTGCCTCCGACGCAACGCGTGGCAGCTCGACGACCTCGATCACCTGGCGGAAAAGCTGGGTGTAAATGTGGCCGATCTGACCAAGAGTCCGTACGACTATCTCCCGAGATCGGGGAAACCTACGCAACCAAAGGTGCGTCATAGCCTTGCCGATCGGCAACCTAAGAGCTCAGGTCCGAGGTCGGCCGCGCTGCTGTGTGAGAAGGGCGTTCGGCGGCCGAAGTCTGATTCATGACGAACGTCCTGAATGTCGCCGATAACGTTTATCGGAACGGTCGGTCTGGCGTAAAACAGGCAATGACCACAGATCCAATCTCCATGCACCTCGGCAACCTCCGCCTGCACAACTCGAGCGCAACGACGATCAAGCACCGCCTCGACAACCTGCAGCGTATTCAGGCAAAACTCGGAAAGCCGCTCATCGAGGCGACCGCCGATGATCTCGCTGCCTGGCAGGCAAATCTTCGAATCTCGCCGTCCAGCATCGCCACGTACACAGCTCACGTGCGGGCCTTTTATCGCTGGGCGCAGCTCAACGAGTTGATCACGGTAGATCCGACAGTTTTCCTCGTGACCCCAAAGCTCAAGCGCCGCATGCCCCGGCCGATTCCCGAGCGGGATCTGTCGGCGGCACTGACGACATCCCGTCACGACCACCAACTCTTCTGCGCATTCCTGCTCGCCGGCTACTGCGGTCTCCGGTGCGGTGAAATTACTCGCGTGACCCGCAGTGATGTGCGCGAGGATGAGAACGGCAAAGGTGCGTACCTCGTGGTGCACGGGAAGGGCGGGCATGAGCGCATCATCCGAATCGCCCCCGACATCTATGCCGAGATTCGATCGCTCATGTATCGCACGGGCCCGCTCTTCGTTTCGAAGAGTGGCAATGCCTACACGCCGAATAGGTTGACGCAGATCACGTCCGCGCACCTGAAGGCGATCGGGCTGCCGTACACACTGCACACGCTTCGTCACCGGTTCGCCACTCGCTTGGCCGACCTCGGCGCCGACGTGCGCGACGTCCAGGCCGCTCTCGGTCATGCCCACCTGTCTACGACGACGCTCTACCTCGCGTCGAACAGTCGGCGGTCCACTTCGTCTGTCGACAGGCTCGGTCGAGGGCTGGCAGCAATGGCCAAGCGGCAGCCATCAGCGCGAAGCACTTCGCGTGACGATGACTTGTAAGCCCCTGAATCCCAGTTGATCCGTAAGTGCTGAATGTCCCCGCTCTCACCCGAGGGCGGGGACGCATTGAACAAGCAAAAAGGCTCGCCGAGAGCTGTAACTCTCGACGAGCCGCTGTCCGACTATTGAGGAGTCGAACGTGCATCAGCTTACCTTTGTCCACCCCCAGGGCGGTATCCGTCGCGGACCGCGACGAGCCGACAAGTTCACCATCCTGAGCAACGAGGTCGTCAACGACACTCGGCTCAGCTTCCGCGCCCGCGGCGTTTTGATCTGGCTCCTGTCCAAGCCTGTCGATTGGCGCACTCGGTCGGAGTCGATCGCTGCTCAGTCGGACAAGGACGGCCGAGACGCTGTCCGGTCCGCGATGCGCGAGCTGGCAGACCTCGGGTACCTCGTCCGAGTGAAGATGCAGGATCCGGAAACGGGCCAGTGGTCGACGACGTCCACGGTCTACGAGATTCCGGCCGATCAGGCGGATTCCCCGGCGCCTGGAAACCCGGTCGCCGGTGACCCGGTCACCGGAGAGCCAGGCGCTCTACCAAGGACTGATCTACAAAGAACTAACACCAACCAACCGTCACGCAAGGCGGGTTACCGACGTGCCGATGTGGCGCCGGAATCGGTGGTGGTGGTTGATCCTCCGAAGATCAAGCCACCCAGCACTGAGCAGTTGGCTCTCGTCAACGAGTTGGCCGCAGCGAGCCAGAAGGCGGGCCTGACAGCGACGTGGCGCTACTTGAAACCGCAGAACGTCGCAGCGATCGCCGAGCTGGTCGAAACTCACGGAGCGGGCAAGCTGCTCGCTCACGCCAAGGGGCTCCACAACCCGGTGAACCCGACGCGTTTTGCATCGGGGTGGATTCCGATGTGGAAAGAGATGCCGCGACCGCACGGGGTGACCGAGACGGCTTGGACGTCGTGCGGTGATTGCGACCCCAACGGTTGGATCGAATCGGGCGGAAAGGTCCGACGATGCGCCTGCAAGGCCCAAGGACACCGAACAGTGCGCGAGGAGTGCAACGCATGAAGGTCACCCGATTCGACGCTGCCCTGACCTATGCACTCGCGGCGCTCGGTCTCTGGATCAGTTACACCGCGCTTGCCGACCTCGCATCGCGCGCCGGACTTGGGCCGCACCAGGCCGCAGCATGGCCCCTCGTTGTCGACGGGTTGATCCTCGCCGCGACGCGCGCCGTCGTGACGTTCGGCCGGCATGACGCGCGTCGGTACGCGTGGACTCTGCTCGGGTGCGCCGCAGCGGCAAGCATCGTCGGGAACGCGGCGCACGCACTCCTGCCGGAGGGGTCAGTTCACCCAGGTATCGCGGCCGTTGTCGCAGTCGTGCCACCGGTCGCAGCACTTGCCATGACGCACCTCGCCGTTGTTCGCGCCAGGGTGCGACAAGACGCCGAGCGGGCCGACGCGTCGGGTGCGTCATCGCAGGTAGAAGCTGCGCCGTCCTCCGACTCATGCGACCCTGGCGACGCGTCGCGTAGCGCTGAGTTACCAGGTGTGCCACTTGCCGACGCGTCGGATTCGTCAGCGCGTGCACAGCTCGTGGCGGTGACTGCGCAGGCCGACGCGGCCGATCTGGAGGCTGACGCACAACCCGACGTCGACGTGCGTCAGCGAGTGCTCGATCTACTCGCCGAGGGCAAGCTCAGCGGCCGAGCAATTGCACAGGAGGTCGGCGTCAGCGAGGCGACCGTGCGTCGATGGAAGCCCGCCAAAGATGCCACTGCCGCATAATCCGACCGACCTTCCTGTTACGTCCGGTCCTTCTGGTTTGATACCCCCATGAAGAAGACATTCGTCGGGATGCTCGCCGTCGCCACCCTGGCTCTGACTGGCTGCGGCAGCGACGACCAGCCCGAAGGTGCATCGCCGACGACCTCGACCGCCCCAGCGCTCGAGGTCGTGGCAATGGGAACGCCGTTCGCAGTGAAGGACAAAGCAGGTGCGACTCTCGGAAACGTGACAGTCCTGGCGGCCGAGAAGAATCCTGTTTGCACTGACCGATATGGCACCCCGGCTAAAGCCCAAGGCACCCCGGTAGCTGTGCAGCTACGTGTCGAGACCCCGGCAGATTACAAAGAGCAGACCTTTGTGCGGACGACCGAGCGCGATTTCTCCGAGGTGACATCAGCGGGAGTTACGAAGGATGTCAGCATCGACAACGACATCTGCATCGCCGATCGCGACGAGTTTATGAATGCCTTCACCGCGTCCTCGAAGTATGAAGGCTGGATCCTGCTCGACGTCTCAGATCCGGCAAGCAAGCTGATTTATCGCCCGCAGTACTCACTCGGCGGCCCCAGCTACCAGGTCGTCGATCTAGCGACGGTGGCCGACGGCCAACCGACCGCCGCGCCAGTAACCCCGGTCGAACCGACAGTCGCGGAAACCGCGCCAGCATGGACGCCAGTCGAGACGCCGTCCGTCCAGTTGGCCCCCGAGCCGCCGACCGGATACACGGGTGCGCCGATCGGTGAGCCTGCGCCGCTGACGGGCAAGGTGATCGACCACTGCATGTCTGATCCGATGTATCAGACCGGGACGACGATGTTCACTGACGGAACGACCGGATGGACGCAGGAGTGCGCCGGTTGACGGACGACGGATGACAAAGCCCCCACCTCGCCGAGGTGGGGGCTTTTTGCTGCCTGAAATAGAGAACCCCCGAGGGCTGCTCGGGGGTTGATGTGTGGCTGTCTCTCGTTTCTACCGTGATCCCGGGTCTTTACCCTCGTGACGATCTGCCCGCGTCTGACGCTCTGTCGGCTTGCTCGGTGAGTCTGTGAGCCACTCTCTGGACTTGTGTCGAAATCGTAGCATCGTAAACGTATGCGGCACAAGCGAAATCGACAAATAATTATCCGTCCAGAAAGGTTGAAATAGTCCGTTCAATACGGTAGATTAAATCTTGTCAGGCCACAGGGGCCAGACAAACAATTACAGAGTGGAGATGATGTGGACTGGTTTGATCGGTCAATCACCATCGTGGCGCTTCTCGTAGGGCTGTACAGCCTCTACCTGCAACGCCAAACCCCACCGGGTAAGCACCGGAGAAAGGGGAAGGATGGGTAGTTGATCGGAGCCGGGGGTGGATGTAACACCCCCGGTTCCACCAACCAGTATCCCACCATCGGCCCACAAGGAAAGGATGAACCATGACAAGAGCTGAAGGCCTCGGCATTCTCGCCGTAATCCTCATGGCGATCGCGCTCGTGATCGGCATCGTAAACGAACGTAGCGGAGTCGAACTCGGAATCTACGTCGCGCTGCTGGTGCTGTTCATCGGCCTTAATGGTCGACTGGCATGGAAGCGGCGTCATGGCGCAGCGTAAGACGGCACGCTTCCTGTCCAAGCGTCAGTTCGCCGAGCGGATCGGCGCCAAGGATCCGACGCTGAGCGGGTATAACCTGCCTGAGCCGGACGCAACGATCGGACCGGTGAACGCCGACGGGACGCTGCCCCGCGGAACATTCGCCGGGTGGACCGAGAAGACGATCGACGAATGGCAGGCGGACCGGCCGGGGCATGGTGGCCGACCGCCCCGGTCTCGCTGAACGTGAGGAGTGTGCGGTGAACAGGTTCGATCAGGTTGTGGGGGCGTTCGATCGCCTGAAGGGCGGTGTCGCCTGGCTGTGGTTCGCGCTCTGCGCAAGTCTGATCGGCCTGCTCGGGTGCCTATCGCAAACCTTGTATATGGGCTCGCTCGTCTGGGTTGCGACAGGCGGATCGACGGCGTTCATTCTTGTTCGGCGTCGCCAACTCGCGGCCCGTGCGCGCAGTGCCGAGATCGCTGCCCGAGCGGATCAACAGAACCTCGACTACCTCGCCGGACTGCCTTCGGGCGTGTACGGGCAATTTGGCCCGAACTGAGCCTGTCGGTGCACTCGCCTACAGTCTGTCGCGCGGGGTCGGGAGGGTAAGGGAAGACCAGCCCGGCCCTGCACAAGCTAGAGAAGCCCCCCAATCTCGTATTGAGGTTGGGGGGCTTCTCGCGCGCAAGACTAGCTGGCGACTGAAATTCTGAACCCGTGTAGTAGTACGGGCACGTCCGTGTTGGTCTCAGTGTCGCCCGTCTTCTTTTCCGATTGCAGACGTTGCGTGAGTGCCTCATACACCCCAGAGGCTGCCATGAGGTCGCGGATCGTCGATTTCGCCGTGAGTCCGGCCTCCGACAAAGTTTCCATCGGCCTCACCCCCTCGGCCGCCTTGTGTCCCGACAAGCCACTAACAGCAGAGATCATCCAGTTCTTGTCCGGATCGTGCAACGAGGTCGTTACTACCACGCTGTCACGCTCGGTCATTTGCTCCAGGACGGAGTCTATGGTGTCTGTCTCAAGGCAAGCGATGACAAGGGGCTTGCCGTCTTCTGCCACGCCCCAACGGAGAATTTGGTCAGCGGTGATCTTCTCGTGACGGGTGGTCGCGAGGAACTTGAGTGCAACCTGCTTCCTCCACTCCTCGTCGGGTCCAAGTGTGTACCTCAGCCAGAACCCCTCTGGTGTGCGGGACTGCAGGTGAGAAACAACGGGAGGCCGCGTCTCGTCACCCTCGGGGGCGAGGGGCTTCTTGAACAGGTATTTCCACACTTCTTGCATAACCTCGGGTGCGGCGTACTTCTCGCGTGGAATCGTCTCCCAGCCGCCGGGTGCATCATCGTCCACTTTGATAACGAGTTGCGTAGCTATCTCCGCATCCTCGTTCAGCGCGAGGTAGATTTCACCTGTTTCGACGTTCTCTTCTGCAACAACCGCATCGAAGCGCAGATCCTCGATGTCATCAAAAGCCGTAACACGGTCCCCGACGCTGACCGGTCCGTCAGCCCATTTCTTGAGTGCCACCACTTTTCCACCGCGTGCGAGGTCGTTGAAATCGACCAGAACTGTCGTTGTCACTTCATCTCCTTCGCAGGATTCGGTTCGGGCTCTCCGAAGCAGTCAATGAGACGCTGAACTGCCTCGTCGGAAACGTCGGATCCAAATTCGACATGATGATGGTTCGGATTTGCCCCGTCGGATAGTTCCAGAGTAAGCGAAAAACCGGCCTTGTACAGCGAATTTACCATGGCGACCATCACTCGACCGTTCTTAAGTCCGACGGACGCCCTCAGAACAACGTCCTCACGACTGTCCCCGGGAAGCCATAGTTCAGCCTGCACCGAGATGACATTGCCTTTGTTGCGTTCGTTTGCGTTTGACAGCTTCCTGCGGATTGCTTCATGGGTGCAATGCATCCCACCGAGGACTGCGATGCCCCGCGCGTCCTTTGCGAATGCGCTCATGAGGCGCCGCCAGTTTGTCTGGCCGGCGCGTTTGCACCCGTCCTCGCACCTTTGGGCGCGGGACAATTAATCGCCATGTCGACTTCACCTGTCGGCCGGGCCTCGGCGATGTTGCAGATTCTGCCAAGGCTGATTCTTTTGCGGTCCGGGAATCATCGCACGCTGCAATCCTTCGGCACGATCCGAACCAGGCTAATCGGTCGGAGAACCGCAGAATGCCCCCGACCTCGAAAGGCCGGGGGCATTCGCACTGGTCTAAACGATCTTGAACGACGCGCCGGACGAAATCGTGGTGGCGAAGGTGCTTATCCGCTGCACCTGGCACTTGACCAAGTCGCCGGCAGCTAGCGCGAGGCCGGTAGCGGCGACCATGCGAACGTCGTACGCGGGTGCCGTCGGCCCCGTGTGGACAACAGTGCCGTTCACGAGGAAACGCAGGGCCATCGGTGAGCCCGAGCTGATGTTCGCCGCGGCCGTCAGTATGGCGTTCGGGTGCGCCGCTGGGACGACAATGGCGTTGCCGTTCAACGTCGTGCCCGAATCGGCAACGATGGGCATGTCAGTCCAACCGTCACCAGGCGTGTAGTTGGCGCTCACCGCGCCGCCGAGAGCGATCGAGTTCCCAACAGACATGTTGAGTCGGGTAGTCGTCGCTTTGACCACCACCGGATATGACGCAGTTGCGGACCAGTACCGCAGGGTGATTGCATCGCCCACGGCCACCGTGAACACCGTCGATCCGGTGATCAACGAAGCGCCGTTGTACGGGACGGTCATGGTGAACGTTTCGCCCACCTGTACGCCGTTCTTGAACACCGCCGCGTTGCCGGTGGTGCCACCGCTGGACGAGAGCTGGATCGAGAACCCGACACGCACCGGCCCCGCGAACGCACTCATGAGAGCGTCTGACGTGACGGTTGATCCTGGCAAGTTGGCGTTTGCGGCCATGCCGGTCACAAGAGTTGCAGCGGTGGCCGTGATATTTGAATCCGAATTCTTGACCATGCCGGTGGGTGTGAAGGGTGGGATGGCGGAGTAGACCTTGGTCAAGACCCCGCCGACCATCGTCCACGCTTCTTTGATCTTCTGGCCGCCGACGTACAGCGTCTTGATCTTCTGGCTTCCGAGGTAGAGGGGCATCGGTCACTCCGGGATGCAGTAGAGGATGCCCGATACCGGGGAGCCGGGGAGGGATGCGACAGGCTGAATGCCGTCACCACGCATCGCAGTCGCCGAGGTTGTTCCGACCGCGAGGTTCGAGTTGCCTGTACCTGCGCCGATTGCGGCACGGGCTGCAGCCGCATCGGTCGCTTTCAAGACGTTGCGCCCCACAGTCGTCGCATCGGTGATATCCGCTGAGGATGTGTCGACCGCTCCCGTCCTGCCGTTCACCGACGAGACCGGGGAAGCAGGGTAGGTCTTCTCTCGCCAATTCGCCAGCGTGGACGAGGGTTCGGCAATGAGCTGCCAGTCGGTGCCGCGATCGGTGCGCGTGCACCAGTCGCCGCGCTGTCCGGTCAACGCGAGCATTGCGGCCTGGGTTCCGACTGCACCAAGGAACTCGGTCAATGCGACCGCAGGCAGCTGGGCGGCGAGAACTTTGCCATTGCCGTCGAGGTCCGCCTTTGTGGCGAGTTTCGCGGTCAGCCCCGTCACCTGGGCTTCGGTGTGCGTGTGGGATGTCGGCGCCTTGCCGTCGAGCGCACCCTGCAGGCCGGTGACGTCCGCGACTGCGTGAGCGTGAGCGGTCGGCGGGCGGGCGTTCGTCAGGCGAGGGTCATCGTTCGAGACGTCACCGGGATCGCCCTTAGGTCCGGGATCGCCCTGGATGCCCTGGATTCCCTGGTTGCCAGTATCCCCCTTGTCTCCCTTGTCTCCCTTGGGTCCAGGAACGACGGAATCGGCTCCGGTGTCTCCCTTTTCGCCGCGCGGCCCGACGTCGCCCTGATCGCCTTTCGGTCCCGGGACGATCGAGTCCGCACCGGTATCGCCCTTGTCGCCCTTCAGTCCTCGTTCACCCTGGATTCCGGGCGGGCCGGGGACCGTGGAGTCTGCGCCGGTATCACCTTTTGGTCCAGTTTCGCCGCGATCGCCCTTGTCTCCCTTAGGTCCGACATCGCCCCGATCGCCCTTGTCTCCCTTAAGTCCGACATCGCCCCGATCGCCCTTGTCTCCCTTAAGTCCTTGCGGGCCAGGGGTTGCGACGATCTCCAGTGCGTTGTCGCGGATCTGCCGAGTCTCGTCGAGGTACTGCTTCACGAGCGAAACCACCGGCGGCTCGTAGGTGACATAGTTCTCGATCAAAGTCCGCAGTCGCACCGAACCTGTATCGGGCAGTACGACATCGTAAGCCTGAACCCAAGAACCGGCCGAAACTCTGATCCGCGCCGGTCCGCCATCGAGGGACGGTGACGTTACCTTCCCGTTGACGGTACGCACGACGACTGGCTTGGCAGTGATGAGCCCTGTCTCGCTGGACTTGGGCCGAATGGGCATTCCGGAGAACTCGACAGTGACGTCATCGCTGGTAAGTCCGATGTCTGTGAAGTCCTCCGTGACTACCACGCTCATCGCAGACCTCCTCCGTCATAGGGCGGTAATTGCGTGGAGTATGCCGCCGCCGCCGAGGTGCTGGCATCGTCGACGACAACTTCCGGAGTGACGGGAAGATCGTCGATCGGGTCAGGAGTGACCGAGAGGCCAGTCTTGGACACCAGATCCCCGTCTCGATCATGTCCAGAGATGGTCAGCCAGCTCTCAGCCGGATCGAACTCGGCCGTGAACTCGATGCCGTCGAGGCCGTCGACAGTGAATGTGCTCATAGGTCTCGCGCCTTCCATTCGTTGACTCCCACAGAGGGGATTGATCGGTAACCGAAGATCGCGCCGCGGTGCGTGGATGCGGTCTCGAAGGCGGCGCGTCGGAATGCCGGCCCCTTGCTCGCTTCGTTTTGCAGGTCTGGCCACGTCAGAACTGGAGAACCGTTGATGTAAACGGTGAAGTCGGTCTTTCCTGTGGTGACATCATCGGTTGCACGTAGTTCGACGACGTCACCGTTTGCCCACGGCTGGGTAACAAGTGTCGAATTTCGTGTAATACCAGCGGGGTTCGCATTGCTGTAGACGCGGATTTCGATCAGCCCCCACCGAATTCCTGCAGTGACGCCGCGGGTCATGTCGGCATTCGAGCGGACGGTGATCTGCGCTCGTGGATTGTCCTCGAGGTCGGCTTGGGATCTATCGAAAGCGTCGATCTTCCCCGAGGCTGCCATCGTGTCCGTTGCGAGCTGTGAGACGTACACACCTTGCGAACGATCCTCGACACGGGCGGTGAGGTTGCCGCGGTTGATGCGTTTGCATTGGGCGACGCCGTTGACGATATCCATGCCGGCGCCGTAGGTGGCCCAGTTCGGTCCGAGAGCGCCGGAGTTGGCACGGTCGAACAGGTCTACGAGACTGATCTTGATCAGGCCCAACGACTGACCCATGAACATCCACGGAACCCACGTCGACGAGTTGTCCAGCTGAGCGGGAGTGAGAGTCATCGGTGGGGCGGTCTCTCCCGCTCGGGTCATCGCCAGACGTGTGGGGAAGACACCCGACAATGCGTTCTTGCGAGCCGTCTGCTTGCCGAGTAGATGACGCTGCGTGTTCGCGCTACCGGTCTGGACGACGCACACCGCGAACCAATCGCCCTTGGTGGCGAGGATATCCACGCCGAGGTCGACTTTGATGTCCTGCGCCGCGAGGCCGAACTGGCCCTGGATGTTCGCGCCTGATGGCGAGATCCAGATCAGGGTGAGATTGCCGTCCGGGAATCCGGCGGCAGTTTTACCCATCTTGTAGATACCGATCCGGACGGTGGCCTTCGTCGGCTGGTTCTGCTCGGCGATCGTGAATCCGACCGTGTTGTAGATCCGGTCTCGCGTGGCGTTGATGTAGCCGAGGTCAAGTCGGTTGATGGCCGTTGTATAGATGGGCTCGACCCACGTGATGGCCGCGTTGTGGGAGTGACTGTGGTACGAGTCGCCGGCTTCGTTCGAGGTTTGCCGATTCACGATCGTCGGAAGCGGAACCATCTCTGAACTCGGAAACACCGCATCGTCAACCGGATTCAGCGAAATGAACCCAGGCACATCGGTCGGGATGTCCTCGATATTGGCCTTGGTGCCGATCGCTAGGTTCGCCTCCGCGATCGCCGTCGAGTTTGCGATGTTTGCTTCCTCGTTCGCTGCGGACAATGCCGCCGCTGCTGCAGCCTCAGCAGCGCCGGTCATCGCCGTTTCTTTCACCTGGCCAACAGCATTGCCATATTGGTTCGCCATGTCGCCCATGTCGGACCAGCCGGGATTGTGGGCGCCAGACCAGCCGTCGGGTGAAGTCACGTCGAACCTCCCAGATCATCCGTCTCAGCCGGGGGTGCCGAGCTGTCGGCAACGTCCTGAAGCGCTTTCCGTTTCGCTTCCTCGGCCGCGCGCCGGCGCCGATCTTCCGCCTGCTCGCGAGCGAGTGACCAGATCATCGGTAGGTAGGCGAGCGCGCCGAGGGTGTAGATCGCCAAGCGGATCGGTTGTCTCCCTGGATATTCGGTGGACACCAAAGAGGACAGGGTGATCTGAATCAGGACCGCGGAGAGGATCGTCGACTTGGCTGCGTAGATGACGCCGACTCGGTTGCGCCACCATGGTGATCGAATGAGGTAGAGCAGCGTGAAACAGGTGACCAGCACTGACAGCGACAGCAGGGCCAGGTTGGCGGCGTCTTTCATCCGGGCGTACCTCCCCATGCTTGCCGTAGCAGTTCGGTCCACCCGTTGCGCCGCAGGTCTTCCCACAGCACGGTGGTTACTTCCACCGCTTCCTCCTTCACGTGTTCGGAATCGATGCGCCGTTGCATCGAATGCGCGTGGCTCTCAGCCGCACCGATTGCCTGCTTGCGGGCTTCGTCCGCTTCGCGTTGCGCTTCCTCGACGGCATTGGACCAAGGCCACCTCATGCCGCACCCGCGTTCCCCGTCGCCTCGCGAATGGCTTGGATGATGTGAGCCGTCAGTTCACCGGCGACGCGTTGTTCGGCGATGGTCGACGCTTGCGTTGCGATGATGCGCTGGTCTTCCTGTGACCGACCGCGCTCGTGGGTGATCGCATCGTCCTTGGCTGCGATCACATCGTCTTTGACGCGCAACAGTTCTCGGTGGGCGGGTCCGAGAACGAGCCAGCCCTGTTTCAGGGCCAGACCCATCAGCAGCGCGAAGATGATCACCATCGTGACTGTGCTGATGCCCTCCCATGCCGAGGGCGTCAGGATGGACATCAGTCTCCAGATCGACGGCCGAGAGTCTGCTCGACCCTGGCCCGCAACTCGGCGATCGTCGGACCGGCCACAGAGGTGATCTGCTCCGCACTCGGTAGAGGGATCGTGATCGACGGCGATGGAGCCGTTGCAATTACGTTGTATTCGACCGGGACATCTGTCTTGTCGCCAATGATTCTGCCGCCCTTGGGGGTGTAGAGAGCAGCGAGAACGAAGCCGACGAAACCGAGGACCTGCGAGGCGGACTCAAGGATCGAGGCCTGCTGTGCGGCGTCGACCTTGCCGTACGTGAACGCCACGGCCAAACCGGCGGCGAGCAGAATGTAAATCGTCTTGCGCAGTGCGGGCCATGCCGCTGCAAATTTCTCGATCACTTGGCACCTCCGAGAGCTGCAAGGACGCGGTCGAGCTTGGCGTCGAGGTTGTTGACCTTGGTCACCAGTTCACGTGTCGCTCTGATGGACTCCTCCGCCTTGCGGCCGGCATGGAATGCCTGGTAATCGGCGAACCGAACCGCGGTGGGCAAATCGAGCCTGGCCGGCGGATTGCCACCCAAGAACTCGGGCTCGACGAACGACTCGTATGTCGCGGTCAGCCCGTCGCGAATCTCGGCGAGAGCTTCGACAACTGTGTTGTCTCGACTCGGGTCAACCTTGGACGGGCCGAGAATCGGCCAACCCCGACCCGCGGGGCCGGAGAGTTGATCATTGACAAGTGCGGGGATATCCACTGGGGAGCCTCCTGATTGAGGTGGGGTGGGGAGAATGGCGGCACCGACATCACCGGCGCGATGCCAATAGGCGCGTCGATCCTCGATATGGGTTAGTCCGCCGTTGACGGCAAAAGTTGCGCCGCGCAGATCGTCCTGGTCGGCGAACTTGTTCATGTTTCGCTCGACGGTCCAGTACCACACGGCGCCGAGGAACCCGTATCGCGGATTTGCCAGTTCGTCGGGGGTATCGACGAAGAACGTCGGTGTGGGGACGTACCCGCGATCGTGTGCCCATCTCGACAGCCGCGTGTAATTTCCCCGGCCTGTAACTTGGATCGGCCCACGGCCTTTGAACCGCCGACCGTCGCCGGGCTGGTTGTTGCCGAGATCCTGCCGCCACTCATAGGCGGACCCGTCTGCGATCTCCTGCATGTACAGCAGCCCGCCTGACTCGTGGCCGAGTTGCGCACACCACATGGTCGCGCGCCGCTCGGTTGTGCAGTCAGCCAGGATCATTGCCTCGTTGAACGTCGGGCACAGTTCCTCGTAGCGAGCCATGGGAACGCGATAGTCCATGACCTTGGCCAATGTCTGTACGTCCATTACTTCACCGGTCCCATCAGTTGCTCAAGCACCGGAAGCCACGGATCAGGGACCGGCGCAGTCGGGATCGGTGGAGGATCGTTCGGGTATCGACACCCTGTAAGCCACGGCTGTGGATCGAGCCTGTTCGGCCCCGGCGGGGACCATACGAACTTGTGCACCTCGAAATGCAGGTGCGGGTCGACCCCGCCGTTGGTGTTCGAGTTCGGGTTGATGTACCCGATACGCTCACCCGCTCGGACCTGTTGACCGACGCGCACTTCGGGGATGATGTGGCCGTACACCGTCAAACCCGCCCCGGCATCGACGGGATGGTCGATGTTGATCCACTGCCCGAACCCGGACGCTGGACCGGCCGCCGTGACCGTGCCGGACTGCGCGGCGTAGATCGCCCGGTTCGCAGATCCGCCAGCGCACCCGAAATCCGTTCCCCAGTGCGTCGTTCCCCACCGTGCCCCGAAGCCGGAGGTTACGTAGAAATCGTTCTCGATCGGCATGCACCGCGTTGCAGTCACGTCTGCTCCTCAGGCTGTTCGGCGACCATCCGCGCCACGACTTGGGCGCGCTGGTCTTCGGGCAGTTGGTCGAGCTGCGCGACGATCCGATCGGCGACCGTGGGAAGCGGTTTCGCGCGCGGTTTGGTCTTGGGCACCCACTTGCCTTGATTGTGGGGATGAACCGGGCCGCTGACAGGTGGCTCGTATCGGTCGAGGCAGTCCGCAACCGGACGGAACCCGAGACGCTCGAGATGCCGGCCGAGGTCATTCATCTCGTCGGGCTCGAACTTCGGGACCGCGTTCTGCATCGTCGGATGCATGAAGACGTACGCGAACGGATGCATGTTCGCCGGGAATGCCTCGTGGAGTTCAGGACTGAGTTTCTGTGACGTGTCCACGGATGTCCTCTCTGGTCAGGTGGCGCTCGACATCTGCCGAAACGCGGCCATCGTTGTTTCCATGTGTCGGAGTGCTTTCGTGCCGTTCGGTTCCGCTGCGCGGTAGTCGCCGACCGAGAGAGCCCAGAACGGGGCGACGGTACGAGACCATGACTGCTTGCCGGATGCGATGTTGGACAGCCAGATCTTGTTTCCGATCTCGAATCCGCAGCGGATGCCGATCTCGATGTGACGTCCCATGTAGAAGCCGCCACTGCCGTCGTCGAAGTCGGCGGCAAAGCTGACGTACCCGCGGGCCTTCCACAGTCCGACTCGGCCGGTCTGCAATCCGGATGGCGAGACTGCCACGCCACCACCGGTTTCGAATCCGGACTTGTGCGCGTACGGACCCATCGCCGCTTTGCGTTCCTGGTCGGTGAAGATCGCCCACGCGAGAATGACATCCTCGACGGTCTTGTCGAAGATGCCGAGAGTAAGCCACGGCAAGCCGATCAAACTGCCGAGCAATCCGAGCAGAATGTTCGAAACGAGCTTTGCACCTTGGTTAATAGCGTCCGGGCTCTTCCCACCCGTGGTAATCGTGTGCTCGAGCGGTTTGTGGATGGTCATCTTCGATCGGAGGCCGAGGTACTGGCCTTTGCGGAGGATGATGTACGGATCGTCCGGGCCGATCGTGCTCGGGTTGTTGTTCGGGTCGGCGATCGTGACGGTCTCGGATGTACCGTCCGGCTTGATGATCCGGAGTAGGTCGCGTATCGGATCCAAGATGGTTCCGGTGATACCTGCCGCGACGGAGCGGCGAACGACGTCAAAGACGATGGTCGGGCGGTTGAGAGTGAAGTGTGTCGGGCATGGTTGCGGGTCACCGGGAAGCCACAGCTTCGCCGTGAGTTGGATGCCCGCGTCTTCGAGCGTCGGCTTGATCAGGTCGTAGAAGTTGTCCATCCTCGACCCGAGTGCGGTCCACTCTGCGACGCCGTCACGTTCGGCGATGTACGGGATCATCACCATCGGCCACTTTGCATTGTCGAAGTTCGCCCGCCAGTTCGCCGCGTTCCAGATGTCGAAGTGCGGGATCCAGCTACGTTGCTGCTCGCGCAACAGGTTACGGTGCGCGAAACCCTTGATGACCTTGATGGCGTTGCCGAACTGCAGGTCGACCTTTGGCGTCTGCACGAGGATCGTCGACATCGTGTTGGGCCAGCACTGCAGATGCTTCGTCTCGTCGAAGATGTGAATCGCGACGGGACGGACTGAAGTGATTCCCGTTTCATCGGTTTCGAGTTCTATGTCGAAAACCTTGTAGCACTCTCGCTCGTATTCGGATTCGAAGACGAGGAAGATGTCGGCGTCTTTGGGCTGCTCGATTAGCCACGTCGCTAGTTCGTCCTCGGCAGGGATGGTGATCGACGCTTCGCCGGCGTCGTTGCAGATCACCTCCCTGGATGCGTCGTCCTCGCCCCACACGTCCCCGACCAGTTCGAGGTTCTTGTCTCGAATGCTGACTCGGGGACGTGCGTTGGCTTGAGCGAGGTCGTGCTCGTATTGGTCGTCGATGACCTGTAGGCCTTCGTCGAGGTCATAGACCGGCATGACTCACCCCCAAGGCATTTCGTGATATCGAGGAATGATCGCCCGCAGCGTTCCGGGCACCGCAGCGGTGATCTCCACCGGCAACAGTGTCGGCGGCGTGTTCGGCGGTATCTCGTACAGGAAGCTCAGCCCTTGCAATGTCTTGAGCTCGTTCGTGTGATTTGCCGACGAGAGCTGCTCGATTCCCTGGCGCGTTCTGACCTTCCACACGTTGGACTGCGCCTTGATCGGAACCATCCGGCCGGACAACGCATCCGGAAGCTTCGCCGCGGTGATCGGCGTTCCGCCCCACTCCATCCACAACGGCACGTCCGTCGGGTTGTGGACCTCGAATTGGTGTGTGTTGGTCCCAGCCGGGAAGTCCCATTCGAGTGTGTCGACACCGGATTTGAGGAACGGCCAGCAGGCCACGACGACCATTTCGATTTCGATGTTCGTGGATTGCATGGAGTAGTTCTCCATGTCCGGCGCCATCACGCGATCGAGACGCGCCTTGAGGCTTCGTGTCCCGAATACTTCTGACTTGGTGAACAACTCGGTGTCGGCGTACATCGACCACGAGCGTTTCCATGCCGCGAACAACTCTTCGAGGTCCCGCCGGGTGCGCCCCTCCAGGCGCACCCGGAAGTCCAACAGGCGTTCCTCGATCTTGACCATCCGAGGTGTGGACCCGATCTCGTACGCACGCGACGTACGAGTCGGGGTCCGGGGGGCTTCCTGAAAAAGGCCATTCAGCCCCCCGGTGATCCACGCATCCTTGGCGGTTCGAGCAGGCCCACCGAGTGCCCAGTCCGCGCCATTGACACCACGGATCGAAATCGACTGCCGAAGATCGGTCATCGGGTCCTCGATCCGTACGTACGCGAGGACTGGCGCTCGTGAATACCTACTTCGCTCATGGTTTCTCGATCCACCCTTCCCGTGATGTTGTAGGTAGGACCGCCGCGCATCGGTGCCAATTCGAGTGCACTGCGCGCCGATTCGGGCATGACGTCACCCGGTGCGGTGGTTGCGAGTTGCAGTCGGTTGAGCATCGGGGCCAGTTCTTCGAATGCCTCCGTCTGCCGAGGCGAGAGGACTCGCTCGGGATGGATGACGTTCTTGAGCATGAAGCCCTTACCGAATGCGAGTCCGCCCTGGTCGTACCAGTTGTTCTTCTCCCAGAACGACTTCGCCGCCATCGGATCGCCGTAGCGGTCCTTGATGTACTTCGCACCGGCCTGTCCCTGGATGTACGGATCCGGATTCTCATCCGGAAGGTACTGATCCTTGGTGGACCCGAGGAACTGGAACAGGCTGAACGCACCCGAGGATGGGTTGCGTGCGAGCGGGTTCCAGCTCGATTCCTTGCCGATGATCCAGTCAGCAGCGGCCCACTGCTCACCGGTGTCCCAGCCGTACGGCTTGAACGCAGCCTTGACCTTGTCCACGACCGTTCCGGAAGCCCCACTGCTGGACGGGCCATCGAGGTTCGGCATCGGCGACAACTCCACCGACTGCTGTGTCAATTGCGCATTCGGATCGCCGTAGGTCGGCGACGTCGATGCACTCTCGGCTGTCGAGGGCGAATCAGAGAAACTGGCCTCGTTACGTTCCCCGGCCTGGTCGGACCGGCGCCCGTACTCGTCGACGAGTTTCATCCCCTCGAACTGCTTGCCGATCCCCACCATGCCAAGGAAGTCGTTGCCCCACTCGGCGAGAAGTGAAGTCCCGATCTGGGCACCGACGCCGCCCCAATCGACCGGACCAGGATCTTGACCAGGCTCGGCAACCTTGTCGGTGTTGCCCAGACCGATGCGGCCGAGGATGTCGCGGACCAGCTGTAGCTGATCCCAGTTCAACACCGCCTCTGGCTTGCCCGTCTCGTTACGCACGATCGACAGTCCGTTCGGGATGAAGCCACCCTGATCGCGCAACAGTCCGAAGGTGAGGACGCTGCCGATGTCCTTGGCCTTGTCCCATGCAGTCGAGAGCATCTCGCCGAGCCCGAGAACCTTGTCGGCCAGGAATCCGGACGTCATGTCGCGGCCCTTGTCCAGGAATCCGGGCGGGATACCCAACGATTCGGGCGGCGGGGTGCCGATGACGGAACCCATGACGTCCTTGATCGGGTTGAGCACCTTGTCGAAGATCTCGGCGATCTTCTTCTGTAGGAACTGCTCCTTCTGTTGCGGAGTCGGACCACCCCCACCACCAGGCCCCGCGGACTCGAACGAGCCGTCCGATCCGATAGCCAGGTGGAAGACGCCGGGGGACTTTCCGGCGAACTGCGGCGAGTCCGCCCCGACGGCAGGGCCGCCGTACGCGACATTGCCGTGAGATCCACCCGACTCGACATTGACCGTCGCGTACGGGCCGACACCGGTGAGCGTGCCGGCGGTGTGTCCGCCACCGGGGCCGCCCGGGTTGTCGTGAACGCCGACCGAGAAGCCCTTACCCAAGCCGGGCACGAACGGCTGGCCGCCGGGGAAGGATCCTGTTGCCCAGCGGCGTACACCGTCACCGCCGTTGAGGATGGCGTCGGCGATCATCGACATGTAGCCCGAGCAGTCCTCGAAGCCCCATGTGTACGGATTGCCGTTGCGCATCTTCGCCGCGCGATGACCGTTCTCGAGTGCCTTCTCCCACGGGGCGCCGGCGCGGATCTCGCCGCCGTCCTTGTACTTCGGGAGGAGCCAGTCGAACATTCCCTGCGGGTCTACGTTGCCGAGGCCCTTCTGGGCAACCTGAGCGCCGTAGGCGTTGAGGTTGTCTCGGCCCATCTCACGGATGAGGTTGCCGCCGTCCCACGTGAACGGAATGCCGCGCATGATCATGTCGCGGATTGCGTAGACGGCATTGTGTCCGCCTGCGCGCTCGACCTCCTTCGCGGTCATCATGTGCTCGCTGTTCGAGCCCCACATCAGGACGTCGTCGGAGGTTCCCGTGCCCGGCCCCTTGATTTGACCGCCGGTTGCATGCTCGGGAATCGTGGCCAGCTTCTCGGCCTTCCCGAGTCCGAGCAATCCAGCTGCCTTGTTCCAGGCCTCGAGGATGCCGCCATTCCAAACCGTGTCGATCATGAAGTTGATCGGCTTGGCGAGCAGTCCCTTCAGTTCGTCCCACTTCTTGCCGATCCCGCCGACTACCTCGGAGAAGAAATCTCGGACCTTGCCGAGGCCCTCTTTGAGTGCATCCCAGGCCGGTCGAATGACGTTCTCCCACACGGCCTTGATGCCAGCGCCGAATGCGTCCCAGACCGGGCGGATTACGGTCTCCCACACCGAGGTGAAGAAGTCACCCACTACGCCGAGAGCGGCCTTGAGCGCATCCCAGGCAGGCCGGATTACGTTCTCCCAGGCCCATGCGATGCCAGCGGACAGTCCATCCCAGGCGGGCTTGATGATCGTGTTCCAGACCCATCCGAAGAAGTCGCCAACAGCACCGAGAGCGACCTTGAGGGCGTCCCATGCGGGGCGAATGATGTTCTCCCACGCCCACGAGATCCCGGCCGCGAGTCCGTCCCACGCCGGTTTGATCAGCGTGTTCCACACCCAGGCGAAGAAGTCGCCGAGCATCCGCAGACCGGCCTTCATCAGTTCCCAGATCGGTTGCGCGACCGAAGTCCACAGCCACGAGATGATGTTGCCGATCAGTTCGATGTAGAGCTTGACGCCCTCCCACCAGAGCAGGAACACCACGATCACTACGGCGATAGCGGTTTTCAGTCCGGTGAAGATCGGTTGGATGATCGACTCCCACACCCATTTGAAGATGTCGGCGATGGCGTTGAAGACGGTGGAGAAGATCTCACCGATCTTGGTGAAAACTCCCTTGAGGAACTCCCAGGCCTTGGCCATGGCGTCCTTGATGCCGTTCCAGACCTTGTCCCAGATCTTCTTCCCGAGTTCAGTTTTCGTGAAGAACCATACGAGCCCAGCGACCAGAGCGGCGACTGCCATGATGATCAGGCCGATTGGCCCTGTGGCGAAGCGAAGCGCTACACCGAAAGCTCGCATGCCGATCGCAGCGATGTTCGATGCGACAGCTCCAGCGATCAGTGCTACTCGGTGCGCTACCAACGCGATCGTGTTGGCGCCCAATGTCGCAACGGATCGTCCGGTTGCTGCGGCAAAGACGCCCTGTGCGACGGATGCGGCGAACATGATGCCGTTCCACACTGTGACCGCGACGCTGATGAGTTTCACAGCGGTGACGACGCCGAGAAGTATCGGCGCCAAGGGCACCAGCTTCTCGATGATCGTTGCCAAGTGGGGCGCGAGTATCGCGAGGATGTCTGCCCACGGTGAGAACGCATCCACCAAACCCGGAAGAACCGGGGCGAGGTTGACGAGCGCCTGACCGAGTGCGGGCATCAGCTCGCGTGCCATATCCATCAGGCCGGGAATCGAGTCCTGAATCGCTTGACCCATCGCCGAGAACCCTGGTGCGAGACCGGATGCCGCTTCCGCGCCGAATCCTCGGAAGAGATCGAACAGTGGTCCTGCGATCACGCTGATGTTCTGGAAGATCTGCCGGACACTGTCGAACGTGCCACGAAGATCATCAGCGCTGATATTGCGCAGCTTCTCACCGAGATCGAGTAGCCACGCGTTGATGCCGGCACCGCTGTCCGCGAAGGTCTGCGCTGCCGTACCCAGGACCTGGATCAGTCCGGAAAAGACAGAACCGATACCGTTTTCGCCCTGCGAGAGGCTCTGGAAGAACCGGTTCGATCCGTCGATCATCCGATCCCAGCCCGCCAACGCTGCCGGACTCGAAATCGACGAGACGATCTGCGTCCCGAGGTTGCCGAGTGTGGTGGCAAGCCCGCCGAGGCTCGGCGTCAGATGATCGAGCAGTCCGCCGAGTTTGACGAACGCACCCGACATCGCCCCACTGAATCGGTCGGTGATCTCCTCTCTCAGGTTCTTCAGTGCCTGGAGCAGTGGTGCGAGGCGTTGCCCGATCATCGCGGCGAAGGGATCGTCCCCGGATGCGGCCGATTGCTGCGATTCGGCCATGCTCTCGTAGGCGTCCGCAACCGCTTCAGCGGCATCGATGTTGGCCTGGGCCACATCCTTCTGCGTCTGCGCGAGATCAGCCTGAGCCTCCTGCAGTTGCTCCTGCGCATCGACTTCGCGCTGCTTGGCTTCGACGACACGGTCGGATCCTTCGATGCCCTTCGCTTGAGCATCGGCGATCTCCCCGCGCTGCTGTTCGTTCGACGCCTTGATCTCCTCGAGCGCCTGCTTGGCCTCGCGGACACCGAGGTTCGCGCGCCACATGTCGTCTGCATCTGCGTCGGGATCGACCTTGGTCTCACGCAACGTCTTCTTGGCTTCGGACAGCGCGAGTTCGGCGGCTTCTTCGTCGAGTGCAAGCCCCGCGAGCGTGCGGGCATAACCGGCGGCATCTCGCTTGGCTTCCTGCCGTGCCTTGTTGACGTCGTCCTGGGCTTCTTTGACGTCCTTCTGCGCTTTGACGACCTGCTTTTCGGCGGAGACGATCTGACGCGCACCCTGCTCGGCGGTACGCACCTGCGACTTCTTCGCACTCTCGATCGCCTTGAGCGCTGATGCGCCCTTGGTCGCCGAAGCACCGACCGCGGTCTGAGACTTGTCCCAAGCCTTCGCCCCGGCGGACAGACCCGCGAATGCCATCTTCGCGACGCCGATAGCCGGGCCGAGGATGCCTGCCGCTGCTGCGGCGACAGTGCCCATTGCCCCGGCGACTGCCGTCAGACCTGCCACCAGGGGGCCGGTGGCGAAGCTGGAGACGACCGAGCCGAGCGCAGACATGGCGCCGAGGGCGACCGCAGACCCGACAGTGACCATGCCGAGGGCGCGGCCGACGCGGGTCAGGATGCCGACCAACCGGGCCGCTGCTGCCATGAGCAGAAGCGCGGAGGTCACGCGCGCGATGTCGCGGGCGAGGATGCCGGCGGCAGCTGCGGCGAGACGCAGTACACCTGCCAGGCGTGCGATACCCGCGCCGGTCATCACCCGCAGCAGGGAGGAGCTGACGAGCAGCCCTGCACTGAAGACCTTCAACGCTCGGGCTGCCAGCCCGACACCGGTGGCCACCATTCCGACATTGCGGATGACGGACCGGGCCGCATCGTTGACGACCGTGAAACCGACAGCAGCCATCCGCATTCCGCTGCCGATCGCGGAGACGAACCCGGCCGCGAAACTGCGACCCTCGTCGTTGCCGCGCGAGTGCGAGTTCATAGCGGCGCTGACACCACCGGCGAACTTCGCACCCGCTGCCTGACCGCCGCGTTCGAACTTCGAGGTGATCCGCTGCAGGAATGTTTCACTGTCGGCGTCGGCTCGCCTGCTGTCGAGCTTGGCCTCGATACGAGTGACGCGAGCACCGGCTGTCGAGCGCTTGGACTCGGCCGCGTTCAGAGCATTCGCGGCAGCTCGGCTGTTCGCCTTTGCCTTCGCGACCCTGTCCTCGGCGGCAGCAAGTCGGCTCGCGTCGGTGACACCCTTGTTTCGCAGGGCTTGCAGCTCACGCTCGGCGGCGACACTCTCGCGGGTGGCCGCAGACTCGCGACGTCTCGCATCAGCGGCACTTTTGGACGCCTTGTCGAGATCGGCCTGCGCCTTCTTGAGCTGGCGCTGGTCGAGCTCGACGTCGACGTGTTGAGTCACCTTGTTGCGCTTGACTGCTGCGTTGACCCTCTTGAAGTACCCGTTCATCGACGGCAGGACGTTGATATACGTCTCGGCACCCTGCATAGCGGGCATGAAAGACCTCCGTACGGGTTATGTCAGGATCGGCTTGTAGCGATCGCCGAGCACCTGGGCGCCGATTTCGTCGTGATCGGCGAAGCTGCGCAATTCCTTCGCGACATCGCGAGCTGTGCGAGGACGGGGAAAGTTCTTGGGGGCCTTGCCGCCCTTGCCTTTGAATTTCGTGCTCGCCGCATAGGTTGCGTGCTCTATACGGCGAAGGGTTTCAACCGCCTCAGTGAGAAGCTCACGTGGAGAGTCCCAGCCGATGATGGATGGACGCGAGGAAGGCTTAGGTAGTTTGCCCGCCTCTTCCATCTCGAGAATCTTCTTTGCGCGTTCGAGATCGCTGCTGACTTCGGCGATGTAGTGGCCGCCGTCGATCGGGCGCGACAGGATGCGAAAGAGCTTGTTCCACGGTGTGTTCCGGTGATCGCGCACCCAGTCGTAGAGATTGAGTCGGTGGTCGATCAGTTCACGCTCGATTGCAGTGCCGTAGTTGTTGAGTTCCTCGACCAGGTACGTCCATCCGGCGTCCGGCGCCACGAGGATTCCGAAGTGTTCGCGGATGTCGTCGACGAGGTCGACAAGGTCGCTGATCGGGCGTCGCGCGTACGCCTCGGCGATGGTGTCGGCCGTCTCTTCGCCGACGAGGGCATCGAGCATGGTGTGAACGGAGACGATGGAGTCGAGTTCCACGACGCTGTCGGCGGCCGGTACGTCGATCACAAGGTCGATACCCTTGCCGACAGTGACGAAGAACGGGCCGACGGCCTCGTCGAGAAGAGTCTCGAAATATGAGTCCGTCGGCCCGTTTTCGTTCGCGGTCATCGTCAGCGGCGAGAGCCACCGCGGCGAGCGCGGCTACGCTTTTCGGCGCGATTCATCGCGATATCGGCGTCGAATAGACCGAAGTAGCGCGACATCGCGCGCGTGATGTCGATCAGGTTGTCCGGGTGCTGCGGACCGAGGAAGTCGGCGACGTCCTCGTACTGCTCACCCAGGAACAGCTTGAGCACCTGACGCGTGGTCCGGGCCTCCTCGATGTCCATGACCGTGTCCGAGTCCGGCTCAGGGACAAAAAACACCGGCGAATCACCGATCTTGAACTTGAACGGTGCCTTGGACTCGCCGCCACCGAACTTGACGACATCGGCGTCGTCGTAGTCGGGCGTGCGGTCGGCGTCGTACGTGCTCATGGGGATACTCCTGGGGTTGATGGCGGTGCGGTCGGTGTCGAGGTCGCTCACTTGGTTGCTCCCTTGCCGCGCGCTGCAGCGCTGACCGAAGTGGTGGGAGCGGTTGTGGAAGCAGTGGGACTCGTCGACGGCGCGGCAGTCTCAGTGGTCGCGGGGGCGACCGTCTGCGCTTCGCTGGACGATGTCTCGGCGGGCGCCCGTGTTTCGACGGGGTTTGGCGTCGACTCTTCGGACGCCACCGGTGCGATGCGGTATCCGAGGCTGACGAGTTCGTTGTGCTCGCGAAGAGAGCCGGCGGTGAACTCGCGGCCGTCAGGCGCGATGAGCTTCGTCGGCTGGTAGTTCTTCGGATCTCCTGCGGTTTGCATGGTTCCCATGAGATTTCTCCTTGAGGTGGTGGTCGGTGGGGCGGTCTGGAAACACCGGACAGGCGGTCGACCGCCAATCCCCGCCTGTCCGGTGCGTGTGAGGGTCAGGCGGTGACGGTGACCGTCAGTGCCTTGGTGACCGAGGTGGCGCCGCTGTCCGTGACCTTGAAGGTGACGCTCGGTGTGCCTGCGGCCGTGGGGGTTCCGGAGATGACGCCCGCACTCGACAGGGCGAGTCCGGCCGGGAGGGTTCCGGAGTCCACGGTCCAGGTCTTCGCACCGCTGCCACCGGTCGCGAGCAAGGTCTGCGAGTACGGCGTGCCGACGACACCCGCGGGGAGTGCGGTCGTGGTGATCGACAGGCTTCCGATTGCACCCTTGGTGAATCCGGCATCTTCGAGGACTCGGTCCCAGCCGGAGCCGCCGAAGAAGTGGCGGATCGACACGCCGTGCTCGGTGTCCACCATCCCGTTGACGACAGTGGGCCACGTCAATGCGCCTTCGCCATCAGTGATGGTCTGTTCGCCCATCTCTGCGACCTCACCGCAGTAGAACAGACGCCCGATGTAAATGGTGTCGACGCCGGAATTCGCCTTGGAGATAAGCAGGTATCGGAGCTGACGAATCTGGGCAATCGCCGCCTGGTCGAACGCAACCTCGCCGGTTACCGGATCGGCGACCATCGCCGAGAGGTCCATGCCAAGGTTGTTCTCGATGTTGTAGCGGTTCGTCTCCAGGCCAGTGAAATTGATGCCGGAGATGTCGGAGGTGAAGTCGGACTTGACCGGGTTCGAGTAGCCGATCGCATTGATGTCGGACTTCTCGACCTCGCGGGTGAGGGTGATCGCGTCTTCCTTGTTGAGAAGCCCGAAGTCGAATGCGCCGACAGGCAACTCGGCGAGTTTCGAGTCCGGACCTTCCGTGATCCGCTGGATCGGGGGGACGGTCATCGGCATGCCAAAGACGTGGGCCTCGTTGGGCTTGAGGATCAGCTGACGCTGATGCCGGGCGATTTCGAGTTCGCCTACTCGTGTGCTGACCATGAGTTGCCTCCTCGGCAAATGAAAAAAGCCCATGGCAGACGCCGATGGGCTGGAGAGTGTTTCGGTGGATTACGGGCGCGGACGCTGCAATCCGAGGACGTAGTACGCGACTTCGGTGCGCTGGTCAGGGTTCTCGTACGGCTCGGATTCCGGGGGAGTGTCCGTGCGAGAGAAGTCGACGCATATCGGTTTCGGTTCACCGTCGACGACGATGTCGATGCCGGAGATGTTCGCCATCCTCTGTTGCACCTGGCGAGCGAGTTTCGAAGCCCCGCGGGGGTCGGGGTGATGGCAGACGATTATCACTCGCGGGTAGTCCGTGATTCCGTCGTCGCTGCCGCCAACCCTGTTGACCTGTATTCCGATTCCGTCATCGTCGGCCGGCGGCTCGGTATCGGTCTCGGCCAGCGATGCGAGGTAGGACATGAGGACGTCTTCGACGTTCGGATAGAGCGTCTCGTCGAGTTGCACAACCATCTATCGACCTCCTCGGTTGATCGCTTGGACTGCCGCGGCGATTGCTCGAACCCTGCGTGATCGCCGGGTTCCGAGCAGTGCCGGCGCATTGCCCTCGGAGTAGGCGACGATGCGCTTGCCGGGGCGACCGTCGCGCCCGACGGCGGGTTCCTTTCGGACTTTCGCTGCGAGGTTTCCAGTGCCACCCGGGACGCGGGCCGCTCTGCGAAATGCGGCGATACCTCGATCTGCTCCACGACTCGTAGCAGCCTGGACGCCTTTCGATTTCATGATCGCCTTCGCGTCACGCGAGGTGAACTTGAATGTTCCCGGCTTCGGATCAGCCATTGCCTGCGCCTTTCCACTTCATCAGATGGCCCCAGACGTGGTCCGCGATGCCGTCGTCGTCGAACCAGGTCTGGAGGTCGCCGTCGACGTGTAGCCGTTCGCCGATCCCGTCGACGGCGAGGACGTTTTCGTTCGACTCTGGGAACCCGAGCGGGGCGTAGATGACCCACTTTTGCGACTTGGCGATCGGAACGCCGTCGGTGGATGTGACGGGCTGGACTGAGCAGCCAGGAAACTCGGCATCGGTGACGTCGCTCATGACTCCGCGCTTGAGTCGAACTCGCTTGATCACGCGAACTGTTTGGTTGCCAAGCTCATCCATCATCGCCATCTCCGAACTTCCACCGCGGGACAGCGACTTTCGAGATGCCGAGCAGTTCCTTGTGGAAGTCGGTGATCACCAACGTTCCACCCGGGTCGACTAGGGTTCCCGATCGAGTCACCCCGCCGACAGTCCGTGAGTAGGAACTGTGGCCGGCATACTTCGCCGTACCCAGCGCGAACCGGACGACGTCGACCACCACATACTTTGCTTGCGGATGGTCGGCCGCCAACTCGGGTTTGCGTTCCCGAATCCAGTGCGAGACAGCGGCGATCTTCGCGGGAACGTCGATCTCCTCGGCGGGAGTGAGGGCGCGCCAACCGTTCGAGATGTCGTTCTTGTCGGCGAAATCGGTCACGTCGCGCCCTCCCGCTACTTCGCGTCGAGAGCGTCGACAGCGGCGATGATCTCGTCCTTGTCGAGGCCGCTGACGTCGATTCCGCGCTCGGTCGCGTAGGCCTCCCACAGCGGTTTGGTCGAAGCTGCCTTCGGGCGGGCCAAGGGCTGTGCTGCCGGAGGCTGCGCGGCGGTCTTGGCGGCCTGCTCCTCGGTCCACTGCGTTTCGGCGGCGAGCCACGCCTTGATCCGTTCCGCCTCGGCGAGCCCGTCGGCGACCGCCTTGTCAACCTCGGTGGGACCGACTTCGCTGTCGAGTGGGACGATCGCCCCCGCTCGCACGAGACGATCGATATCGGACTCGGGCGGGGTAACGACGTCGCCGCGCCTGTGCCGAACGCCCTGTAGGTCGCGCCACAGGTTGGCGGTGACGCGGTACTGGCGGGCCATCACTGGATCCCCGTGATCCAGCATGCGGACTCGGGCTCGTCCACGCCGATCATGCGGATCTGCGTGATGTCGGAGCGCCAGGTCTCGGTCGGTCCACCGTTGGGGCCGTTGCCTTCGGGGTAGAGGCCAGTGCCTTCGAGCGGGCGCGGATCGGCGTAGAAGCCGGTGATGCCGCGCTGGCAGACCAAGCCGCGGTCGAGTGGCCACAGCGGGGAGTGCAGAACATTGAGGTTGAGCACCTTGTTCGGGAGCTTGCCCGTGTAGGTGATGGCCTGATCTGCAATGTTGCCGACGTAGATCTTGTTGAAGTCCTCGTCGTCCATGAAGTCATACAGCACTGCGCTGTTGAGCACCAGCGTGTCCGGGACGTAGCCCTTGGGCTTGGTCGGATCACCGTCGTGAACAGCGCTGGCGATGAGCTTGGCCGCTTCCTTGATGTCGGTGCGGATCTTGCTGATGGCGTCTTCCCAGGCGGCCGTTGCGGCAACCTCGGGGACGGAGGCATTCTCGAGCGCAGAGCGGAACGCTTCGTCGTTCGCCCGGATGATCGTGTTCGACGTTCCGGTGATCTGCTTACGAACCTTGTCGATCTGGTTAAAGTCCTTCATCTCCCGCGAGACGCGGACGCCGGCGCCGACCTTGACGCCGCGAGCAACCTCGGGCTCACCCTCTCCCAGGTCGAAGACCGGGATCTCACCGAACTCGGCAACGGCCTCGGGATTGCCGTCGAGGAACAGTGGGGTGGAGCGCTGGAATTGCACCAGCAGGCTCCCGGGGTTCCCGGCGTTGCGGAAGAGCGCTTCGCCGATGATGTTGTCGCGCACCAGATCGATCACCCGGGTGGGGATCGCCTTCGGTGTGCCCATCACCTGGTCAACAGTGATGGCCTTGCCGTCGTCGATGGAGACGACCGATTTCGTGGTTGCCATGGGTCAGCCTCCCAGTCGGACGAGGACGGTGTTGTCCGCGTCGGTGTTCTTCTCGATGACGCGGCCGACGATCTGGGTGATCTTGGCCGCTTCGGGTGCCTTCTTCACTGCGCCGGCAGTGTGGGCGACAACGAGGTCGCCGACAGCGGCAGATCCGTTGGACTTGATCGGCACGACAGCAGGGGCGGATGCGACCGTGACCTGGTCGGTGCCGATGTAGAGCGTTCCCGGAGGAGGCGGAGTCTTGGGAGCGGCGTCGGTCAGTGCGACACCGAGAACCTTCTCCGAATCTGCGGTCGCAGGAACGGCACTGCGCTTGCCCGTGCCTGGCTGCACAACCTGACCGCCGATGATTGCCGCTTCGGCAGTGTGGGTAATGCGGCCCTTCTCGAATTTGACGGTGATGCCGGCCATGATCAGCCCTCCAGTCCCTTGTAGGCGTCGCTGTCGCGGACGCTGGTGATGTCGGCGTTCGGTTCGGTCGAGTGACCGACCTCGGAGACGGGGATCAGATTCTTGGGAAGCGAATCGATCAGGGTCCGAGTGCCCTCGGGGTCAGCGTCGAGCAAGGTGGCGAAGTGCTCGCGCTGCGACGGTGCGAGCTGTCCATTGCGGATGGCATTAGACAAGTAGTCCTGATGGCCCGCCTTGATCTGCTCGTTGCGGGCGCTTTCGAGGCGCGCCACCTGGGCCTGCATCTCGGCGAAAGCGCCAGACTCGACGACGGTGAATCCACCCTTCTTCACTGTGGCCATCGCGCGGTCAAGCGTCGGCTCGGCGACGGGTGCAGCGGGCGGAGTGTCGGTGGCCTGCTCGGCAAGTGCTTCGTCGAGCGCTGCCAGGGTTGTTTCCTCGTCGGCGTCGGCGTCGATGCCGAGGCGCTCCACGAGGGCTTCTTGCAAGGTAGCCATGCGGCTCTCCTTCTTGTCGGCCTCCACCTCGGCGGCAGAGGAGTTTGTGATGCGGCGCTGTGCGAGCGCCGAGAGGTCGAATCGGTTCTTGGCCTGTTGGGTCGGCGATTCCGCGCCGGCGGTGGCCGAGATGACCGAGTCGGCCAGGCCTGCGGCGACTGCTTCGTCGGCGGAGTACCAGGATTCGGCGCTCATCGCGGCGAGCCAGTCTTCGACGGTGCCACCGGCTTTGCTGGTGTAGATCGACGCGATGTTGCGGTCCTCGTGTTCGAGGTCGGCGGCCATCTTGGACATGTCGTCGCCGTTGCCGACGCACATTCCCCACGCCTTGTGGATGAAGAACTCGGCGTTTTCCATGATGCGAAGCTCGTCCACACCGGAGGCGATGAACGACGCCGACGAGGCGGCAATACCCTCGACAATGGCGACGACGTGAGCCTTGTGTCGCCGCAGCGCATTCAGGATCGCCAGGCCTTCCCAGACTTCGCCACCAGGGGAATTGATCAGGACTTCGATCTGGGTGGTGGTGTCGGGCAGCTCGTCGATTGCGGCGACGAACTCCTTGGCTGAGACACCCCAGAATTCGCCCCAGGAATCGATCGGGTCATAGAGGCGCAGGACTGCGGTGGTGCCGTCTCCGGCGGGTTGCGGTTGCGGTTTTTCTGCGCGAACCGGAGTTCGCTTGTAGGCGCGAGGATTGCGTAGGAACGGGTTCACTGATCCCCTCCTTCAATGGGGTCCGATGGGGTGGGATCTGACGACGGCGCGGTGAGCCCGAACTTTTGACGTAGCGCGATCTTGAGGGCTTCGTCGGGTTCGAGAAGGCCGTTCTGCACGAGGATCGCGAGTGACGCCGCAGTGGCGTCTTGGCGGGAACCGATCTCGTCGAACACGATTCGCGGGGCGGGCTCGTCCTTACCGAAGTTGAGGTCGACGAGGTCTTCGACGATGTGCGCGTTGGATGTGTCGCGGATGAACTCGCCGAGTGCCTGTACTGACTGGACGAACGGATCGGCCAGCACCGACGCCAGCGCATACGAGCCACCTCGGTCGAGATTGAGGAAGTGCGCCAGGCCCGCGAGTGCGATCGACTTGTCGTGGAAGTTGATCGCGGGCTGCATGTCCGGGATGTTTCCGCTCGGAGACAGCAACTTGAGATCTTGTCCCTTTGCCAGGCCGACGCCGGAATTGGAACCACCTCGATAATTCGAGGCGATCGCCTGCATTTGGTCGACCTCTTTCTGATCGTCCTCTTTCGAGGCCGTACCGACAGGCACACCCACGCCGTAACGTCGGGCTGCCACGGCTTGAATGCGCATGAACTCGTCTTTGAGCAGCCAATGCTTGTAGGCCGGCCGCAGGATTGAATTGCCCCGCCAGTCGCCAGGTTCGGGATCACGCACGTAGGCAACCAGGCGCGAGACGGGTATCTCGACGCCGGTCAGTCCGTACAGCACGCGTCCCGTGCTGGCGGGCGCGTACTGTCTGATGGATTCCAGGCCGCCGTCGAGCGCGACATTGAAGGCGCTGATCGTCTTCTGCGGCCGTGGGGCAAGTTTGTGCAAGCGCACGCGGGTTGCGTCGTCGTTTGGCGCGTAGACCTGCTCGAAAATGCTGTGCCCGTACGGAAGCAGAGAAAGCGCGTTCTGCAGGTGCGTCGCCCACGAGAAGCGACCGCGCATGCGTGGCTGCGTGTCGGGTTCGGTTCCCAGGATGGGAAGCCCGAGATTGTGGGCCACGTCTTCGACCACCTCGTCACGCGCTCCTGCGGGATCGATCCACCAGTGAGCACTACGAATCGGAAGCCCGATCGCCTGCAAGACCGAGGACACGCGCCCGTCCTCGCGGATCATGCGGCTGTACACCTCGTTGCAGTACGGCCATTGCAGCTCCGGGACTCGTTCGTCGGAATCCCATTGCCGCCAGTCGGTGTTGTGTCCCGCGGCGGTAACGTAGCCGATTTCGCTTCGTGGCGCTGCCACCTTTTTCAGGTCCACCATCGTGCGCCTCCCTTCAGAATCCCGCTGTGAGAGCGTCGAATTGATTTGCTTCTGTTTCGTACGTGCGGCCGCCGGACCATCTGCCGATCGAATCCAGTGGGTCCTCGACCTTCGGTGTCGCGGTCTTTCCTGGAACGCGCGAACCGAAGGTCAGGAGCGCCCAGCGGGCGATCTGCGCGGCATTGAGCGGTGCAACGATTGCTTCGGCACGTTTGTCGAAGACGAAATCGCCGCCAGGGAGAGTCCGTTCAACGGCGCCCTCGACCGAATCGTTGAGAACCTTCTGGTTCGAATGGCTGATCACCTTGTCGTCGGCGTCGTCGACGAATGCGCGACACGAGGTGGCCATCTGATTCGTCGTCATCTTGATCAGCTCGAGTCCGGCCGCTGTCAGGTGCGGCTCAAGCACTGCGGCATGCGATCTCGAATCCGTCGCAATGACGCACGGGTTCCAGGCGGCAACCACCGCCAGCAGTAGCAGCAAGATTTGCTCGTGTGTGCCGGCCTGGTAGTAGCCGATCTCGACGTGAATCCGACCGAGTTCTGTCCGTTGTGCGGCGGCGATGACCCACAATGAGCCATCCATCGTCCGGTCTATCGACACTGCGACAGGACCGGTCAGAGCAGGCGCTTCGTCGTGGAGGTCATGCCATGCGGTCCGGCCGACCACAGTCCACGTCGGAACATCGCTGGCCAGTTTGGGCCAGTCTCCGCGGCCGAGGTATTCGACGTCGAAGCTCTTCTTGCCCGCCTCGGTCGAGAACTTACGCAGCTCTGCAGTCAGCTTCTTGACCGTCTGGATTACGCCGAAAGACGGGTTCGCCCATCGCCAGGTCTCGTGGTCGGTTCGGTCGAGTCCGTCGGGCGCCATCCACTCGGCGAAGAACAAGCCCTCTTCGCCGGCGAGACCACGTTCCCGGACGGCCGCGAGGACGGCACCGTTGGGGTGTTGATCCTGATTGACCGCCGACGAGGTGTAGATCGTCTGCGGATCCTCGGCGGCCATCTTGGTCGGCGAGAGTGCGGCCATGTCAGCTTCGGTGAGGTCGTATGCCTCGTCGTAGATTTCGAGATCGACCACATCGAGACCGCGGCCAGCGTCCTTCGAGCGGGTGGTGAATACGACCTGCGCACCGGACTTGAGGACGATCGTGCCGCGGCCTTGCGAGCACGTCTTGGACTCGACCAGTTCACGCAACCACGGCGTGCTCTTGACGATCGCCCACGTGCGCTTCCACAACGACTTCGCCGTTTCCCACTGCTGGGCGGTGAAGACGATATTCTCGCCGAGTTTGTACAGGCCGTACAGCACGCGGATCGAGAGGATTAGCGATTTGCCGTTCTGGCGGGGGACGATCAGGCAGCACTCGGGATGAGTCCAGGTCCCATCTGCTGACCTCGACATGATCCGTTCGAGGGACCAGGCCTGCCAGGGCATCGCGCGGATGCGTGAGGATGATCGGCGTGCGAGTTCGGCGGCCTTGAGGCCGAGCTGCACATCGCCAGGCGTGTAGGCCAGCGAGTTCGGCGTCTGTCGGCCTTCGAGTTTCGGCCACTCGGTGGCGATGATCTGCGCAAACTTCTCGTCGATGTCCTCGTCACAGATCGTCGAGAGGATTTCCGTATCCGTCAGCACCGGGCTCGACGTCATCGGCACGCCTCCTCTTGATCTCGGCGAGCATCTGGCGATACACCGTCAGGAGTTGTCGCGATTCTTGCGCCGCCGAGTCGATCCGCACTTCGAGGACTGTGGAATCTCCGCGCGAAGGAACTAGGCGCATCCAGAGCGCTTTCTCACCGCTCAGCACGCGGTGACACAGGTCGAGGCGATCCTTGACTCGGCAGGTTTCGACGATCAGTGATGTGAGCTCGTATGAGTCCTCTTCGAGGGACATTTCGTCGAAGAGTTGGCGTCCACCGGTGCCGAGACTGTTCGCTTCGTCGTTCATCGCGGCCCCCTTGCACGAAAGTTTCGAGGCCGAGCAAAAAAATCGTCCTGAC